CTCACCGTCACGAACATGAAGGCGCTTTACGCCGTCACCGGGGAGCGTTACCGCAACGCCGAGACTCCGGCCGATGAAGAGCGGGCAACCATCATCGCCGACAACATCAACTCCTGGCTGATCAAGGTCGCGCTGCGCCGGCACCGCAAGGAAGTGGCCGCGGCGACGGGCCCCCTCAACAATACCCTGGCTGCGCTCACCATCGGCAGGATCAAGGCGCGCCGGTTCAACGGCAGCAAGGGATAACCTCAGCGATTCTGTCACACAATGAACCCCGCTGAAGAGAAATACAAAGCGGCCCGGCAAGCGCACCTTGACTGTGTGCGCCGTCTCAACGTGGCCGATGGACAGAAGGCATCGGCCCAACTGCTGGCCAAGCTGCAACACGAAGTTGACGAGGCGTGGAAGGAACGCTGCCGCTGCTTCAACGCTTACATGGAGAGCTGAATGAACCTGAGAATCGTCGAGGACGGGGAAGGTCCAACCAAAACCTTCCTCGTCATCGACCCAAGTGAAGGCGTCCCATTAGTTCTGGATGCCTACGAAACCGAGGCTGAAGCGCGGAGCTTCATCCAATTCATCGGGCAGAGCGACATCGCCATCCCTGTGCCCGCTGTTACCAAGAACCTGATCGAAACCCAAGGCGAAACCTGTGCGGTGTGCGGAGCCCCGCTCTACCGTGAAACCCCGGGCCAGTGCGCCCCGTGCAAGCAATACTTCCCCGCTTGCCCCGATCCTAACAACAACGGGGAGGAACCAGACAGCGAGTGGATATGAAACCAAGGACCAGAACCTACGAGGCAATCGGTGATGCCGACCGGTACGTCCGGCGCGTCATCTGCACCGAAACCTACCGTGATAGCCAGCATTGGTGGGTGGTCATCATCCCCGAGGGATACGGCTCCGACCCGCAGCCGATTGTCTTCGCAAAGAAAACTGAAAGCGGGTGGAGCGTCGAACAAGAGGAAGGCTACGGACATTTCCGTCCGGAGTACGCCTTCGCCATCGCCCGACTGCTCACCGGCAACACTGCTTATTCTGAGACACAATGAGCAAAACCAACAGGACAGATAGGACTGGAGAAACCGAGCATCAGAACTATCACCAATCGACGGTGAAGGTCATCCACTACTACCGGCGCGAGTGCTACGGCACTCAGTTGGAGATTGTCGTCGATGAAGGCGACCGCAAGGTGCTGGCCCAACTTACAGGCCGGACCAAAACCATCAACGGGACCATCCGGGAATTGCTGCGCGACCTGAGCGGGGGACGCATCCAGTTCCAGGAAGTGCTCGCACCCAAACAACCCTGATTCTGTGACACAATGAAACTCGTAGAGATCATCACTAACATCCTCACGTTCATCGCCGGCGCCGCCTTAATGGTGCTGGTGTGGGCGGTACAACTGTTCCTGTTCGGAGCAACCATCATGCTGGCCCTGTGGGTATTCTTCAAAATCATCAGCTTATTCTGAGACACAATGAAAACCGTAGCATCAATACTCAAGGCCAGTGAGCTGGCCTACACACTCAGCGACGATTGGAACTGGCAACGGCGTGGCGAACGCCCGCTTGATCTCCACATCCAGGCATACCAAACCTACGGTGATGGGACGGTCCAACACAGCGGCGCCTGGGCTCCGCAATTCCACGACATCATCGACGTGTGCCTCTCGTTCACCGCTGCCATCCTCGCCGACCCGTTCGCCGAAGAGTGGAAGCTGTTGACCCGATCACTGTGCCGGACGCAGCCGTGCTTCCTCCGCTTCGCCCTGTCGGTGAAGTATAAGGAGGGAGTCAGTCAGTATTACAACATCACCGACATGAAGTTGGGTAAGTCGGAGAAGCTACGCCATGACAAGCGCTGGGAAGAAGTCTGGTCCGCGTGCAATGGGACGCCGGCCAGTGCGCTGACGATTCTCTATCACCGGAAGGAATCAATGGACTGGTTCGAGCGCGTGGATCTGGCGATGCGGCTCACGGCATTGGCGCAGGCCGATGGCTGGGGCTACCAACCCATCGAGGAAGTGTTCGCTCCGCTCGCCGATCTGGAACGGCTTGGCGATTGGCGCCAGGCATTCGAGGGGTACCGCCGTGCCGTCGAAGCAGCCGAGTCACTGGACCTGGCGCGCCGGCTCAGCGCCAACGCGCTGGAGAACACCAACAGAAGCAAGGCCGCGGCCTGATTGTGAGACACAATGAGTAACATCACACCCGGAGAATGGATCGCACTCAACGGCGGTCCCTACATCGTAGCCCAAGGTGAGGACGGCGGCTATCGAGTCGTCGCCATCACCGCCAACACGTTCAACGAAGTCACCTTCGCCGCTGGCGTAGGCACCATCGAAGACAAGGCCAATGCCAAAGTGCTGGCCGCATCCCCGGCTCTGTTCACCGCCTGCAAAGACGCGCTCGAATGGATATGGGGCGAGATCGGTAACGACCAGGAGAGCCTTGCCAATCACGGCAAAGAGGGACACGACTCCGACACTTGCATCGTTTGCACACTGCGCGATGCACTCAAGAAAGCGACACCATGAAACTCGAAGAAGCAAAAGAGGAAGCCAAGTCCGCAGCTATCAAATCCAAAATGCCCATCGCCCTCGTCAACGAGGGACTTCACGCCGACGAATTCGCCGAGCGTGAAGAGGACGGCACTAGCTACGGTTACTGCCCCGAGCTGGCCGTGCCGATCCTGTATCGGTACGGCACCGTCGTTGAAATCATCAACCCATGAAGCGCTACCTGCTGTTCGCCGGGATGACCTACTATCCGCTGCCAGGGTGGGAAGGTTTCATCGGCAGCTTCGACACCGCCGATGAGGCACAGGCCGAAGGTGAGAGGAGACAAAACCAATCCGCGTTCACCGACTGGTGGCAGGTCGTTGACTCAACCACCGGACAGATCGTTGTCCAATGCGAATCGTGAAGACATCAACCATCATCACCGTCGAGTTTCTCCCGATGTTCAAACGCATCTGGATTACTCGCCGGCTGAAGAACGGGATCAACTTGTCCCGTCAATACCCGCTGCACAGCAGAAGCCTGACCCGCATCTTCAAGGTGGCAGGGCACTGGCGTTGGGTGCAACCGCACGTATCAACACCGAGATTGGAGAGACCATGAGACTACACCCACAACTCAAACCCATCATCGATGCCATCACGAAGGACAACCCTTCGCTGCGCCTCGTAACGAAACCCGACCCGACTCATCCCTTGCTGGAATCAGGCGGGAACGGAAAGCCAATAGCTATGCTGAAGGGAGTTTCAAAATTTCGGAAAGGCGGAACATGAAAATGTTGGTTATGAGAAACTCTATAGGAGGGATGATCTGGCAAGCCTATAGAGTAGAAAATGCGGAAGAGGAAACAATACTAATTAGGAACGCTAACCAAAATGGCTTCCTAGTTGAAACTCAACCAGAAGGCTACACCACGGAAACAACACCAGGTTGGAGAGACACTCCAGAATGGAAAGTATGCCTAGCAAAATTTCGGAAAGGCGGGAAGTCTTAATATGAACAGGTATGTAACATTAAGACAGGTAGTAATAGCCTATACGGTCTTAATGACCTTCATACAGTGCCAAGATTGCCAAACTGCTGACCCGACTGCGCAACGGCTGCAACTGGTCAGTCCCGTGGTAATTCTGTAACACAATGAGAGTCCGAGTTCACTTCAACTTACATCGGCGTGACTTCAGCGTCATCGATCCTTCGACCGGCCGAGTCATCCGCAACACCGACACCATCACCCTTCGAGACGTGGAGTTCCGCGTCTCGGAGAAGGGACGGCAGCGTGTCATCCGTACCAGGTGCCGGATGGTCCATGCCTATGCGATCGGCACCATCACCGAGCACCAACCACTGAAGACAGCCTGCACCTACAACCCATATCGCGCTGGACATTTCCACCGTCGAGGCTATCCCGACCAGCCAGTCTGGACGGCCGACGTGGTTACGTTCAGCGGCGGTTACTGCTGGATATGAAATGAAACTGGAAATGAAATCCAAATGCGACAACTGCGACTGGGTCGGCGAGCCGGAGGACAAGGAGATCCCCGGCCTGCATGAGCGGGTTGATCCCGGTGGCACCATGCCATCGGGTGAATGCCCTGAATGCGGATGCCTGTGCTACCCGGACGTGGACACACGATACCTGCTGACACCAACCGACAAAGTTTGGTGCCCGAAGTGTGAGCGGAAAGTATCCATGCTCGCCACTCAGGAACTGGACGGCCCTGCATTCTACATCTGCTTTTCGTGCCGTCACGTTGCGCAGATCGGAGTGGGGCCAGTCAATACTGTAACAGAATGAGCCTACCATCCACGTTCAGACCGAAGACATCGGCTGACTTCATCGGCCCGGCTGGCAAGTGGGCGGCGCACCTCGAGAAGCTGGTGCGCCTGGCCCTGCCTACCGGGGATCCACTCCGCATCATGCTGCTCGGTGCCTCCGGCGTCGGCAAGAGCCAGCTCGCCGAACACCTGGTCCGCACGACCGGCGCCGGCAAGTTCAGCATCAGCCGGTATAACGGCAAACGCTTCCGCATCGAGGACGTTGCCGACATCAGCAGCCGGTTCCAACTGCGCGATATGTTCGGCGGGTTCCGCGTTCTCCAACTGGAGGAAGTCGATCAGGTACCGCCGGGCACACAGATCGCCCTGCTCACCATGCTGGATGATCTGCCACCGTTCACGGCCTGCATTGCCACGAGTAATTGCAGCGTCAAACAATTCGAGGTCCGGTTTCAACGGCGGTTCACCGTCTGCGAGATCGATCCTCCCACCGAGAAGGATATTCTGGCCATGCTCCAGTTGCGCTGGCCAGTGATCCCGAAGAAACGCGCCGTCGAGATCGCAACTTTCTGTTGCGGCTCGGTCGGCCAGGCATTAACCGATGCGGACAATGCTTACGCGGAGTTCGCAGCATGAAGATCATCCGAAGCCGGGTCATCCGGTTCAACGTGGTCCACGACAACGGGCATCACGACACCATTGACTTCATCCCTTACGACAACGTGCCGGGATGGACGCACCGCATTGCCTATAACGGCAGGCTCACGGCGCACTGGGTCTGCGACAAATTCAAACCGAGCGTCGAGGTAGCACAATTCTTCCTCGACAAAATTCTGGCCACAAAACCATGAGCAAACACACACCAAAACCGTGGAGCTACGCTTGCGATAGCGGCCACTCAACGCCGTGTCTTCGCGGGGTTCAACACTCCAAGAAGGCAGTGGTCTATTCCGAAGACCGGACGATTGCCAGTCACATTGCAAACTGGGATGACGCCATGCTGATCTCGGCCGCGCCTGAGTTGTTGGCCGCGTGCAAAGCCGTGGTCGGCTTGATCGAAGCGATGCACGAAGTTCCACCAACGCGCGCAAATATGCTCCGCGCTGCCATCCGCAAGTCCGAAGGGCACCAATGAACTACATCATCGCCATCCTGCTGGCTGCCATCGGCACCACCATCTGGCTATACCTATACCGCCGGTTCATCGAGCCGCGCGGTTGATTCTGTGACACAATCACCCACGCTTAACCACGTTCAACCATACACAACCACAGGTACCCATAGATACCCATGAGTAACAACGGACAAGCACAGACACAGGCGCTCCTGGTCTCCCTCTCCTTCACCCTCTGCCGTCAAAGCAGGGAGTCCAAGAAGGAAGCGAAGCGGAGCGAGGACGCCAACAATGCGCACCGCGGGGTGTGCAAGACATCGGTCTTCTACTTCAAGGAGATCGTCGGCAAGCAAACCAATGACGCGCTCTTCGACCTGCGCCAATACACCAACGCCTGGAGGAGCGAGCACAACAGGCTGACCAGGCCGTGGGATGGCAACAACGTCCGGCTCCTGCCGGCGGCACTCGTCGCCCAGTACATCGACGCCAAGTCCAAGTTCGAGGAAGGGTTCCCCGCCGTCCTGCAGGGGTTCCTCGAAGTTTACCAGGACTGGTTCGTCACGGCCCCTCACCGGATGGGCGAGCTGTATGACGTCGCCGACTTCCCGTCCTTCGACGAGGCGCGCACCGCCATCGGCTTCGATGTCCACATGCTGCCGCTCCCTGAAGCGGAGCAATGGAAGAAAATCTCCATCATCAGCCCCGACCTGGCGCAGACGATGGAGGCAAGCACCAACGCACGCATCGCCAAGGCAGTCGAGGCGGCGCGCAAACAGACATGGGTTGACCTGATCGAACCGGTCCAGCACATCGTCACCACGCTGAGCAAGGACAAGGGCAAGATCTTCGACAGCCTGATCGGCAACCTCGTCAACATCCTGGACCTGGCGCCGGCATTCAACCTGAGCGGGGACCAGCAGATGAGTCAGTTCATCACCGAAGCGAAGGCGAGCCTGGCCGTCATCAACCCGGACGATTTGCGGAACGACCCGGAGATCCGCAAGACCACATGCAAGAAGGCCGAGGCCATCCTCGCCAAGTTCGGTCAACTCGGTAACAGGAAGTTCGCATGAGAAAAGAAGAGAGAGCCGACGCACTGCGCGAGAAGTTTCGAGAGAAGCTTCTGGCCCACGTTCAACAAGACGACGCCCACCGCCTATTGGCCATTGCCACCATCGAAGCGCAACGGAAGGAAGCGGACTCCAGAGAGAAACTGGTGGCCTCCGCCAGAGACGTCGCTGAACTATGCCGGTTGGTTCACGGCGATCGGTATTTGTGCGACACCAAATACCAACTGCCTGATGGTCGCATCGCGGAGATCACCGACCGGGGAATCTTCGTCCTCAACGTCAACAAAATCTAATGACATGGACACCAAACCAAGCACCGACGCTGAGCGTTGCCAACTGGCGCGCGAGGTGTTCAATACATGCTTCAATAACACGGAGGCTTTCAGAGAGAATCATTTCGGATCGGACCTTTCCTATCTGATTGGCGCCATAGTGGATGACGTCAATTCCTTTGTGGATTGGACCGAGTGCCAAACCATTCTTGCGAAGTTCCGCGAATGGTTCCCACCGGAACATAAGGTGTGGCTCTACATCGTCGAAGGGGAATACTGAATGGACACCTGGTTAGTCATTCACCATCAGCACGGCGGCGCCTTTGCCGCTGCGCTGGTGGAATCCGATCACGAACCCAAGGATGATGAAGTCATCCGCGCCCTGGACCTGGAGCACGCTCCCGGCCAGGGCGAATCCATCACCGTCCAACTGGTGGACAAGGCCGACGTGCCGGTCCTGCCAGCAACGCAACCGAAGTAGGGCTTGACAGTGTATGGCGGTTAGCATACAAACGCCATACATGAAAACGCCAAGCACAATCCGCTTCTCTTACGGTGCCAAGAAAATCCTTGCCCGGTTGACGCGCAAGTTAGGCGTCAGCCAGTCGGCAATCATCGAGATGGCTATTCGCCAGTTCGACGAAACAAGTAGAGCAAAATCCAAATGAGTCATGTCGTCACATCGGAAATCAAGATCAAGGATCTTGAAGCGCTCCGTAAAGCAGTCGAGTCATTCGGCTGTGTCATGGTGCGGAAACCCAAATACAACTGGTTCGGTCGCAGCGTCGGGGATTACCCGCTGCCCAAAGGAATGACCGAAGCACAACTCGGGAAGTGCGAGTGGGCAATCCAAGTGCCCGGTGCCTACTACGAAGTCGGAGTCGTCCGCCTGCCGGACGGCAGCTACACGCTGGCCTTCGACTTCTATGGATCGTCCACTCGGGATTACGTCCCCGGCGCGTCCATGCAGCACGACGGCCAGAAGTTGAAGACTAAGTTCGGGGATAAGCTGTGTCTGCTGGCGCAGCAATACAGCAAGCAGGTCACCCTCGCCGCTGCAAAGAAGGCCGGCTACTCCGTGATGCAGAAGGTCACGCCGGAAGGAAAGATAAAACTCCAGCTCATCCAGTTATGAGCAGCGAGGCAGCGAAGAAAGCCTGGGCCACGCGCCGGGCCAGGACGAAGAAGCGCACGCCGGTCCAGCGTCTTACCACGCTGGCCAATGAGCTGGTCCGCTGGCGCCGGAAGGAAACGATCGCCCGAAACAAACTCAAGAAGCTGAACTTCCAGTTGGAACAGCTCGTCGAGGAAGTTCTCATTCCTCCGCTGGTACCAGACGGCACGTTCAGCACCATGTTCAAAGGAAGGAAGATCACCAAATGAAGAAGGGAATCATTCACGTCACAATCAATCCGGACGGCACCGTCGAGGTTGCTCCGGTAGGATTCAAGGGCCGTCAGTGCAAGGACAAGACCAAGTTCCTTGAGCAAGCGCTCGGGCTGGATGGCAGCAACTCGAAGAACACGTCCGAGTATTACGAAAGCGAGCAGGTGAAGATCGGACAACGGACATGACCAAACGAATCGAGTGGGCCTATCCGACATCCGACAACGCGGAGCGATTCGGATTCAAGGACGGGTGTTACACGGTCGAGATGGTTGAACGCACGCCAGAGCAGCAGCCAGCAATCGCCGTGGCAGCCTTCGCAACGCTGGCCGAAGCGAAGGATCACGCGCATAAAATCGGTGCTGCGTGGGATCGAATCACCAAATGAAATCAATCACCATCACCATAGAGGACTGGACTCCGAACATAAGATACACTAACCCGTGCGGTTGCCTATTGCACCGCGCGGCAGTCAGGGAATTCAAACCAAGGCGCGCCGATCTTCTAGTCGTCTGCCCCGGCCGTCTGGTCGTTGACGTGTCGAAGAAGAACCCGGAGAAGTATCGCTACGACCCGAAGTGGGAGGACCAGTTGAAGCTGGCGCATGCAGACCCGTGCTACCTGCCACTGACAATCCCGATCTGGAAAGATGAAAACGATAACGATTAACACCGATGGCAGCATCGAGTTCCTGGGCGACACCTGCCCGCTCGACCTGCCGTTGGCCAACGCTGTGCGGCGGCGCGTCTCGGTCATAGAACCAACAAAGTTCTGGAAAAAGAAAGCATTCCAAATCCTCCGCCGTGTGGCGGGGGAGACCGGGGCCGCCGCCGCCTTCACTCGGAGGTGGTCTGGCCCGTGGCGGGTGACAATTCTCGCCACTGGGCAGACCGAAGTATTCCAGGAGCGCAGCGATGCGATCGCCTGGGAGATCAACCTACTCAATGAGCTATGACCATCTGGAAATTCCCACTTCAAGTGGCAGACAGGCAGACAGTGATGATGCCTGGCGGCGCTGCAATTCTCACCGCGCAAATGCAGAGCGGACAGCTTTGCTTATGGGCACAGGTAGAGGCCACGCAAACCAAGACACCGCGCGTTATCAGAATCTTCGGTACCGGGCATGGTATACCTGACGCTGATAACGATTACATCGGGACAGTTCAGATGGGGCCGCTCGTCTGGCATGTCTTCGAGGAACTGTGAACAATTTGATTTGTCCAGTAGCCCACGTGGCTGGCGCGATCCATAACTGGCGCGCATCAGTCTGGAATGGGTGCAACAGCGTAGCGGTGCGGGATCGCACGCCTGGTTTTGGCCGGCCATAGCTGTCCTTTCGCCGGGCCTCCGCTGTGCTGGGCAAATCATTCTTAATCTGTGAACAAGGAAACCATCTATCAACAAACCGTCGCTCAGTATAACGAGTGGTACGGAGACGACCCGTCGCACAAGATCAACGGGTGCTGCCTCTACTGGGCGCTGACCGGAGCGATCATCTTCCAACGGCACGGCATCAGGTCAATCATTCAGGCCGGGACAATGCAATGGCCCGGCCGCGAGGACGACGGAGTTAACGACACACACTTCGGCTACGTCTGGAGTCCGGAACGGGAGGAGTCACAGGCCGCGCTAAGGGCTGGCATCTTTCCTGAAATCCATATCTGGCTGGCGCTGCCGGAGCGCGGCGAGATCGTGGACTTCTCGGTATCCTTCCTGCCCGGGCTGGCGGAGCGCGACGGGTTCAAGTGGACACTGCCGCCTCCGCCTCAGTACCTGTGGTCCACCAAGGATGAGATGCCCGAAGGGGTGATCTACTCGCCGAAGTTCCAGGCGATTGCCTGGCTCACTGGCAAACTCGAAGCAGACGGTTTAATCCAATCACGCGCGGCGTGATTATGTAACACAATGACCGCCGGTGAAGCCATCAAGATTCTGAACGGGGTTAAGCCAAGCGATTCACCCTGGAAAAAGAATCCGCATCTCACGGAGAAGCAGGCGCACAAGATCGTATTGGATCACGTGCAATCCCTGAAGCCAGAGTTCGTGCTGGTTCCGTGGATGGTTCGCCGGTTGGTTCAGGTCACGAAGTTGAAGAAGGTAAAGAAGGAGCAGGCCGAAATGAAAACCATTGCGAAGGTGTTCACCTTCGCGTCCAGCTCAGGGAGCGGGGCATACGAGACCCTTCAGTACGACGATGGGTCAACGTCATGCGCCTGCCCCGGCTGGTGCCGACGAGTAGCTGCCGATGGCAGCCGCTCCTGTAAACACACTCGGTTCATCGACCAGGGGATTGCTGAGGCCAACTGCGTCAGCAGCCACGATTACACAACTCAAACCACCAAGCAGAAAATCACAACCACCAAATCCAATGGCACCGAAAAAGAAAACTCAGACCGAAAGCTCGGGCAACGCAAGTTCCAACTCGACTAAACCTGTCATGTCACAACTCACCGCATATCTCCGCTCTGGCAGGGCTGGGATCAATGTCCAGTCCTTCGAGGAGGTCCGCGTGGAATTGGAACTGAAGACAATCGCCAGCCAGCTTGGCTGGTCGGTTTACATCTGGTCCTGCACCGATGGCGTCATCTGCGTCTCGGGCAGCAAGCCGACGTCGATCTCCGATACGGAAGATCCGATGCTCATGCTCCAGGCATTCGAGAAGCTGCCGCAGAAATCCCTGCTGATTGCCCGGGACTTCCACATGTTCATCAAGAGCACCCATGGTGATCCGAACCCGGTCCTTGTCCGCAAGATCAAGGACGTGCTCAGCACGGCGCAGTCCGAGAACCGCGCCTTCATCATCGTCGGGTGCCAGGTCCATCTGCCGGCTGAACTTCAGAAGGAAGTCAGCGTGGTTGAGTTCAAGCTGCCCGGTCGGGACTTGCTCCGGACCACGGCGGAAAACATCGGCACCGCCGGCGGCGTTGACACGCCGGAGAACGGCGTCATGGAAAAGCTGGTCGATGCCTGCTGCGGATTGACCACCACAGAGGCGGCGGATGCGCTGGCCCTGTCCATCGTGGAGGCTCACGCCCTGGTCCCTGAGATCGTGGCGCGGGAGAAGGCGTTGACCGTCAAAAAGAATGGGGTGCTCGAGATCTTCGAGACCCTGGTTAGCGCGAAAGACATCGGCGGGTTGCAGATCCTGAAGCACTGGATCGGCCGGCGCAAGCTGGCGTTCACGAAGAAGGCCAAGGAGTACGGCCTTCCCACGCCGAAGGGTGTCCTGATCGTCGGGATCCCCGGCTCCGGCAAATCCCTCACGGCCAAGGCGACTGCCTCCATCATGGAGGTGCCGTTGCTGAAGCTGGATGCCGGCAACCTGTTCGCCAGCCACGTTGGCGAGAGCGAGCGCAACATGCGGATCGCGATTCAGACGGCGGAGGCCGTCGCGCCGTGCGTCCTGTGGGTGGATGAGATCGAGAAAGGGTTCAGCGGTTCGAAGTCCAGCGGTTCGACGGACGGCGGCACCAGTGCCCGAGTCTTCGGCACGTTCCTCAACTGGATGCAGGAGAAGACCGCCCCGGTCTTCGTCTTCGCCACGGCCAACGACATCAGCCAGCTCCCGCCGGAGTTCCTGCGCAAGGGCCGGTTCGATGAGCTGTTCTTCGTGGACCTGCCGGACGGTGGAGAGCGCCGGGAAATATGGACGGTGCACCTGGGCAAGCGCAACCGGACGGACGGCGAGTTCGAAATCGACATCGCCGACTTGGCCAGCCGAACCAACGGGTTCACTGGCGCTGAGATCGAGGCCGCGGTGAATGAGGCCATGTTCGCGGCGTTCGACGAGGACGTCCCGATGGGCAACAAACACCTGCAGGACGCGGTTGCCAACACCGTGCCGTTGTCCAAGACGATGGCGGCTGACATCGAGCGGCTCCGCGGCTGGGCTGAAGGCCGCGCCCGCCGTGCCTCCGAAGACACGACGGTCAAGAGCGCCACGCAGAAGGGGATGCGGAAGATCTCCTGAGCAGTAACCCCGCTGGCAGACCGGGCAAAGTCTGCCGCATTTGATCAATGATACCACTCATCCTATCAATCGACTTCGACTTCTGCATTCAGGAAGATCGGCAACTGGACATGGGACACGGCGACAACAACCTATTCAACACCGTGCTCTGGCAAGTGCGCCAGCAAATGTGGGCCGCGCAAGGCAAGACCGTGCAGCAACTGTGCCCGATGGCGCACCATCCGGTTGGGCTCGCCATCTCGTTGGCAAATAGATTCATCGTCAACAACTGTGATTGCGCCTGGGGAGAAAGCCACATTGGCATCCTCGAACCTCGAATTCCTCGACCGGTTCCATCCGAAGGGGCCGATCGAGGTTATCAACTTCGATGCGCACCATGACCTGGGTTACAACGGCGACGATTACAAAGCAGACTACAAACCCAACTGTGGTAACTGGGCGATGCAACTGCTTCGGCAGAATCGCCTGCAGAAATACACGCTGGTTTATCCGGAATGGCGCAAGGCGCATCCGGAACCAGGATCGGCCGCGCTCATCCGGGGGTACCAGAAACATCTGCCCGACCGGATCCTCGTCAACCGGTGGAAGGCGTGGCTCAAGCTGCTGACGAGCAAACGAAAGATTGACGGCCTGTTCATCTGCAGGTCCGGACCTTGGGTGCCTCCGTGTTACGACGGTGACTTCAACGACATGGTTCGGTTCCTGACAGGGACAAAGGAAGCCATCGCTCAACGCGCCACGTCGCCGCCACCCGACCCGAACACAATGGAAGGCGTGCTCGCCTCACTCGTGAAATGAACTTGGACATTCAAATCAAAAAGGAGAGACCATGATCACCAAAGTAGCACTATCAATCCGCCAGCCTTGGGCCTGGCTAATCGTCAACGGCCACAAGGACATTGAGAATCGTGAGTGGGGCACGGGCTTTCGCGGCCCGCTCTTCATCCACGCCGGCAAGACAATGACCAAGGATGACTACGCCGCCTGCACCTACTTCCTCGCCGGGATGAAGACGACGTGGCGCCTGCCTGCCTACGATGTCCTGCTCAAACAACAGTGCGGGGGCATCGTCGGTGAAGCGAAGATGATCGGCTGCGTCAGCTTCAGCGGCAGCCCATGGTTCACCGGCAAGTACGGTTTCGTCCTGCGCGATGCCAAGGTTCTGCCGTTCCAACCGTGCAAAGGTAAACTCGGATTCTTCAGACCAGAGGTATGAACATCAACAAGACCAAGCTGCAATGAGAAGTTGGAAGAAAGGTGACAGATGGAAGACCCGGCATGGCATTGTCTTTGTCGTCGAGATTGTCAGACGCGACGGTTCGGCAATGCTTCAGATGATCAAGCCGATGGTCAACCGGCTATTCCGCCAAAAGTTAATCCCTCCTGATTGGAGGAGAACGAAATGAGCACCATACCAAAATCAAACCTGCTGTGCCCCGAGTGCCAGCAACCGTTATCCAAACTGCCCGGGCTTGGCAGCACCGTGATCCTCTTCTGCGCGCGAGGCCCGTGCCCGAGCCAGGCCGCGAACGACGGCGCGCAAGGCCCGACCGAGGAGGCTGCCTACGCCAAGCTCACGGCCTACATCAAGAACGATCAACGACCAAGACCGAGTGAAGAGAATTAAAGTGAAAGTCGAACTGACCGAACTGGAAGCCAGCGCGCTCCTCTTTGCTGCCGGGAATATCCTTGATGCCGGCGGTGATGAGGTCTTGGACTTTTACAACGATGCCAAGCAAGACCGGAACGCCGCGTACCGAGCGACGGCGAAAATCAAATCGGCATTACGAAAGGCACAATGATGGGAGAAACAATGACCCGCCTTGCCAAAGCCGCTGCCTTCCTGGCTGCGAACGCACCGGAGAAAATCCTGAAAAACTTCCGGCCTGACTGCTGCATCGCCGCCACCAATGTAGCGCTGAAGTTCCTTGGGCAGTTGGAATTCTCCACGCTGCCGCAAGTGACACAGCTAGCGGTTTACACCATGCCGCTGTGGAAGAGAGTCGCCGATGGAACTTATCTCCCTCCAATGCGAGACGGGGAATGGAGTGTAGGTTCAGGGTTCGGTGAAGACCCGCGTAAAGATCCGGAACACGAACGATACGACCCGACCTGGGCTGGATTCGCCGGACACCTGGTTGCGCTGGCATCCGAGAAGGATGAGACCTTCCTGGTGGACCTGTCCTTCGGGCAAGTCTCACGCCCAGCCAAAGGGATGACGCTGCCGAATGGCATCGCCTGCAAGCTGCACGACCAATGGCCGGCGGTACCGGCTGGGTTCAACATCAATGGTTGCCGCGTGAATTATCGCGGTATCAAAAACTCCGCGTTCGTCCTGGCGCCCGATTGGATGGACACGAAGCGCACCGACCCGATCGTCGAGGAACTACTGAAGGAGTATCAACAATGAGCGAACCGTTAAACATCTGGACGATCTACGATCATCCGAAGGATTACCCGGAGCACTTCGTTGTGCGCCGATGGAAGATCGAGACCGGCCAGGCCGTAGCCGGCGAATGCAAGCTGGCCGACACGCTGGAGGAGGCGCGCAAGCTTGTGCCCTGGCAGTCCACCCGGTTGGGCCGGATGGCAAACGACGATCCGGTCATCGTGGAGAATTGGTTATGAATTCCTTCTGGTCCATTGCGGAGAAGTATCCGCCGATCCTGGTCCGCCTGCTGGCCCGGCACAAGAACGGCCCGCCACTTACCACGGCGGAGATCGCCGAGTGTGCACAGATGAAGGGTTACGTAATCAATATCATCAGCCAGGAGTTGAGTTGGGATTGTGTAGAGTTCGGAGCGATGCGCGCCTTCCTCTTCGCGTGCGACATGGACTTCTGCGATCGAGACGACATGAACCGGAAGACGGCTTACCTCCGATCGGTGAAGCACCGCTTCGGGTACCTGTCCCAATCGCCGGAGTTCTTAACCGTGCTGCGCCCGCTGGCGCTGCGCTACCGAGAGCACATCAAATCGAAGTTATGAAAACATTCACGCCGGACGAAATCGATGATCGCATTAGTGAGCTGTGCAAAATCAGGGATAGGTTAAGACCAATGTTGGAGGACACGTACACAGGATCGTATGCCATGCTCAAACCAATCCCCGGAAGCAGCAGCCATTACCATTCGAAGCAACGCAAGACCACGCTGAAGGAAGCACGCGCAAGGATTGCACGGTCAGTTGAAGAACTTAATCGTGTGATCAACGCGATTGACGAATTGAGAAAACCATGAAGTACGTCCAATCCAAGATCACCGGCCGCTGGAGCGTGATGTTCCGGACCAAGCACGGCCGGCGATCTATCAACACCAAGCAAACCGATCTCAAGAAGGCGGAGCAGTTCGTCAAGGACGCGCGCCTGGAGCAGGCCGAATACGCCGCGCTCATTGAGATCGCAACTACAACGGCCGCGATGAACGTCATCTTCGGCAGGGTCATCGACGCGAAGGAAGCGTTCGCCCTGTGGGAGGAGCACGTCAAAGCCATCCGCAGCGCGACGACGGCTGAGCGGTACCGGTGGGTAGTCCACGCCTTCCTCGCCCTGATGCTCTGGCCGAAGTCATTGGCCCGAGTTCAGGCTACGCACATCGACCAGTGGATCAACGACACCAGCAAAGTACAGCACGCCAGCACCAGGAAGGTGAACCGCGCGGCCCTGTTCAGCTTCTTCAAGTTCTGCGCGAACGAAGGCTGGTGCAATAACCCGGTCGCCAACGTGGTGGTGAAACTCAACCTGCTGCCGCACGCATTGAAGGAGCCGAAGCGCCGGCGCCCATTCACGCCGGAGGAATTCTCCCGCTTGATTGACGTGGCGAAGATCGAGCCCATGCCCTACTGGCATGGTGCCCTGATGATCGCCCGCTACACCGGGCTGCGCTGGGGCGACGTCAACAACCTGGAGATCGACAGCATCCAGTCCGATCGGCTGATCGTCTGGACCGACAAGCGGGACAAGCGCGTAGAGCTGCCGATGCCGCCGGAGCTGCCGCCGATCTTCGACATGCTGGCCAAGCACAAGTGGAATCAGCCGAATAAAAACTCGAAGCCCGGCGCTGTGTTCCAGCAACGGCCGGCGGAGGCGTGGGGTGATGCGTGCTATGACTTCCGCCGGCTGGCGGAGCTGGCGAACCTGCCGCGTGAGTTGACACTGCACTGCCTGCGCCATACCTACGCAGTTGAAACATCTAAGTCCGGCCTGCCCCTGAAGGAGATCGCCAAACGGATGGGCCACTTCAGCGATAGCACGACGCTGGAATATCTGAGAACATTACTGCAATGAGCCACAAAGCTGGTCCTATATTCGTCATCTGTGGAGAGCCGGACGGGAAGTGTGAGCTGTGTGGGAAGACCGAAGAGACACGGCCCTATGGTCCTGGTGGAAAACGAATCTGCTTCGGCTGTAGCCAGAGCAGCAAGGAAATGCAGGAGTTGGCAGTTCGCCAATTTGCCAGAGTGTTGGATGGCAAACCTCCAGAACAAGAAAGCGAGACGAGAACCGAATGACCGAATACCAAAAGCTAATCGACACGGCCCTGGAAAAGTTCAACGGCGATCGCGTGCTGGCTGCCGTCGCCATGGGCACGTCGCGCGGAGCGATCGATTCACAGGTCTCCAAATGCGAAGACCTGAAGAATCGTTGGGGCGAGTTCGCTGAGAAACCGGTCGGCCCCGCCATCATATCCACGGATGAGAAGGATCTCATCCTGAGCATGACCAAGGAGGACGCGACTCTGGCCAAGGGATTGGACGCGCTCGGGCTCACGCCGGAGGAGTCGGCCCTGGCCATGCAGTTGTCCAACTTCGGCCGGAGCCAATTCGTGCAGTCGGTCCAGATTGCCAGCGCTGGCATGACGCGCATCGGCATTCGTATCGGCACCCAGCTTGATGAAGTCGGCAAGCGGCTGACCAAAGTTCGGGAGCTGATCGAGCAATGCGACGGCGGTACCTGCAAGATCCCCAGGTCCGAGCTGATCGAGGAAGAGCGCGTGCTGATGGAAGCCTACGTCACCATGAGCGAACAGATCCGGAGGATCAATGACACCGCGCACCGCGGCATGATGCTCCAGGCAATGATCCGGTACCGGCTGACACGGCGCAACGGCGCCCCGCTCAGCATCAAGCCGGGATATTCAAGCCAACCACCCATCGAAACCTAACCACCAAATCAATGAGTCAAAACGCACACGCAAATATCAAACAGATAGATCAATTCCTCCAGGAACACTGCGACGGGTACATCCTGATCGCGTTCAATCCGGAGGATCAGGAGCCGATGACCACTGTGTCCTGCAAGAACGGCAAGACCGAGGCCGCGCTCAACTCCATTATCAGCGGCGTCCTTTGCACGGGCGGAGTCAGGGGCTCCGCAACCTCCGGACGATGAAAGTTAAACTGCTGTGGTTTGGAGTGGCCGCGTCGTCATACGGCGCACTCCTTCTGAATTATTGGTGCTTCAAAACTATCCAGGATCCGATGCGATGGGTGTTCCTGGCAGCGTCGTATGCTTCCTCCTACCTTGCGGCCTTGTGTGTCCTCCGGGGATTAAAGTCTCGTTGACAACCCCCGGCGGATGAGAGCAATCTGCCGCGCATGAGATTCTCACCAGTTAAGGTCAACGTCTTGAGCTTCCTGCTGATGGCGCTGATGTTCGCCGCCTGTGACATGGGTTGCAAAACCGGCAAGGGCCAGCTCAATCCAACAACCGGTGTTTATGACACCAACGCCATGGCCGACGTGGTTGTCGTCACGGCGGAAACCCTTCGTGAGTCCGCCCTTGGAATCTTCGATGTCTTCATGAAGGTGGAGAAGGAGAACGACGCTGCGCTCCGTGCGTTGAATCCAAAGATCCACGAAGCTGCCGAAGAGATTCGCCGCAATGGCGCCAAGTATCTCGACGATCTCACCAAGGCGAAGGTCGCTTACCAGTCGGCGCGCACGCCTGAGAACGCCAGCAAATTGAATTCGGCCCTGGCGGCAGTGCGCTCTGCAATCCTGAGCGCCACACAGCGTCTCTCCGAAGCGTCAACCAGAAAGGCAAACCCATGAGCGTTCCAGTACCAGCCATCATCTCAGCGATCGACGGTCTTCTTACCGTCCTACAAAATCTGGTTGCCTCAGCGAGGGCAAAGGGTGAGCTGACTGCCGAACAGGAAGCTGCGTATCAGGCGCGGCAGGCCGGGATCTTCAGCCAGCCCTACGCGCAGCCGGAAGCACCGAGCGTTGTTCCTCCTCCTCCTCCGCCAGCTCCTCCAAGCTGACATGGAGCCAGACCCGAACTTATCTCCTCCGTTGCCAAATAGCGGCCTAACCCGCTTCTTCAAGCGCACCGGGGAAAGCACGACAGCGTTTTTTCGCCGGCTGCAACAGTCCAAGAATGGCGGCACCAGCATCCTGGTCGGCGGCTTCATTGGATCGGCGTCCGCTGCGAACGACATCATCGAACGCGGCATACGCGGCGAGCCGGTGAGCGTGTGGCACGGCGTCAAGTTCCTGTTCTTCTTCACGCTCTCGACGTGCCAAAGCTACAACCTGTGGAAGTCCGATCCAAATTCTAAACCGCCGGCGGGATGATCTCCGCTCCGAGTCCCGCAATGATCCGCCTCTCGTGCTCAGGGTCGTGGTATTGCAAGGTGTCCCACTCCTCCTCCTGCTTCCAGTAGTGATGCCACGCTCCACGTTGGAAGTGATCGAACCCGGCCAGGGCGATCGCCTCCCCGGTTTCGGCAGCCATCAAAGCCAGGATGATTCCGTTTGACGCCCACTTGTCGGTCCCTTCGAAAGCCCTGGCAACGGTCCATTTGCTGGCAACCCGATCGTACCGATTCTTCTGGTTCTTCAGGCAATCGGAATACTTGATCGCGCTCCTTGGACCATAGGGCCATGCGGTCCACCAGACTTCAGGAGCGGGCCGGACGATGATGTCCACGTTGAATGAAGTCCCCCAAATATCGCAGCGATCACCGGTCCAGAAACCTGGCTGCCAGTTGTTCATGCGGAGGACGCGAAAGTCCGAGGTGCGCTCACCGCGAAGCATGGCGGCTGCAACGGCTGGCGTGTCGCCGCTTGGCCCGTTGCCGATCAGGAGGATCACCGATACACCGGGAACAGGTTTGACGCGACACTGCCGCGCACCGATGCCGATGACTTCGGCGTGAATATCGGCGGCGGCTTCACCGCCACTTCCTTCTTCCCTTCGTAAGGTTCCACCCCGATTTCGTTCCCATATTTTGCGAACAACAACATCGCCGTTTGGACATCCTGCCTTCCCGATGTCGGCAGACGTGCGAGGATTTGACGATACTCCGCTTCTGTGGGTGGGGTTGTGTACACCGTGCGCAGCGGATGGTAGGCCGCGTAACTCTGTTGCACGTGCTTCACCGGGTCGGGCTTCCCTTCCTCACGCGCTGCCTGCACCGCTTTGCTATAGGACAGGATGAAGTCCGATTGATTGTCGGCCATGGCGGCGAGGATCATCTCGCCCACCCACGGCTTGATGGTGTTCGCGTTCGTGACAGCGCCGGCTCCGCGCCCGATACGCACGTCGAGATTCATCTCCCTGCCAACGGCGCGCAGCCAGTTGTTGACGTTGATGCGGCCGGTCACGCGGGACTCGGCGTTGTCCAGGGACAATTCGTTGTTGATGATCTGAGCGATTTGCAGGTAGCCGCTCCCGCCAATGGCCTGCAGGAGCTGGCGGTAAACGGTTGCGTAGGTCGCCTCGCCCTGCTTGGCGAACGTGGTCAGCGCGGACATCGTGTTGATCAGCGAGTTCACGAACACGACGCGGTTGTCGATGCTCAGGCCGCGCAGATCCCCGGTGCCGGCGTAGTTGCCCAAGGTGTTGGCGACGTCGCCCCATAGTCCGAGTGAACCCATGCGCGCCGTCATTTCGACGGCCGCCAGGAAATTGTTGTCCTGCCCGAACCCGCGGATGTTGGACTTCTTGCCGGTCAACTCCTCGTCGTACTTCCCCATCAGCAGCGCGTAGGCAATGCCGGTCCCTGTGGCCAGTGCCAGCGCTTTCAGTCCGGACATCGTGGAGTGCAGGTTCTGTTTGCCGTTGGGTTCCAGGTAGGATTTGCGGAGCTGGTTGGTCTTGGCAAACGACCAGCGCAACAGCGGCATGGTGAATCGGCCCACCGGATTTGCCGCCCAGCGCGGCGCCGTGTTCGGTGAGGACTCCAGCGACATCTCTTCCAGAGCCATCTCAGCCAAGGCCCGGTGCTGTTCGTCGGTGAACATCGGCGCGCCCGGCTTCATAGCCGCCTTGGCCACTGCTTCCAAGCTCATCCCCCAACGGTTCATTGCTTCCTTCTGCGCCTCGAAAGACAACGCGTCATCCAGGAACGTGCCCTTCTGGTACCCCATCATCTCAGGCGTGAAGCGGAAGGTCGGGTCGGTCATCACCTCCGGATGCGCCCGAAGGTATTCCATCCCGCGCCCAACAAAGCCCCTGAACCTGCCCCAATTCCCCAGGACGAAAGCCTCGTTCATCCAGCGCGACACCATGGAGAACGGCGCCGCCTTCAGCGTCGGATACAATCCTTCCCCTGCGGTGCGCGTCGGGAGGCCGGCCTGGGTTATCGCGCGGGCCGCACGGGTAGCGCGCAGCAGGTTGCGCGTGATCACGCCGCCCGGTGCCTGCGACGTAGTGGCCGCGATGAACCGGTCGGTTATCGTGATCTGATTGTCCGGGTCGGTGTGCCCGATCTCGAGCAGCTTGAGCCGATCCTCCGGATTGATGTTGAGCTGGATCCCCACCGTCTGGAACAGCGAGCCGAAAGCCGACTGCGCGAAGTGCCCCCAGTTGTTGCGCACCTGGCGCAGCGATTCTTTGTTGAGCCCGTACTGCAGGATTGGTCCGCCAAACAAATCCATCGTATTGATGATCGCCGTCTTTGGTCCCTGAACCATCATGCCAGTCAGGAACGAAAGCATTTCGAGGAACACCTTCGGTTCCACGGAGTCTTCGTTGTGGCTCTTGAACCAGGCGGCGAGTTGATCCTGAGTCTTCCGCAGCACCGATTCATTCTTCTCGGCGTTCTCGAGCAACGTGACGTTTCTTCCAGCGTCAGTTGCCAGCTTCCGCGCCGCTTCCAATAACTTCCCACCAGTCAACGTCGGGTTCGCCGTCCGCGCCTGCCTCTGATATTCGGCCCATTGGATCGCCGCATTGCCCAGCTCGTCGATCGCTGACGCGAAGTCGGCTGCCACCGTGCCACCGTTCCGGCCGAAAGCGGAATGGAACGCGAACCGGTGCACCGCCTGGCGCGCGTGGTACTCGTCGAGGTTCTGGTATTCCATCCAGCCAGTCGGGAAATCCTCTGACACACGCGCGTCCATCAGGTACCGGGGCACACCCTTCTGCAGGCCGAACAGGTTGGCCGATCCCTCCGTGTCCGCCATGATGCGCTCGATCGCGTCGAAATAATTCTGGAAGGTCTCCAGCGTTTCACCTACGAACGCCGCACGCGTCTCCGGAATGTTCCCCTCAAACTCGTGGAGCTTGGTCGCGAAGACGAGTGGATCCCCGCCGGACTCAGCGTAGGCACGCTGCACGTTCTGGACTCTCGCAATCGTCCACTTGCCCGGCGCCCACATCCGGCCTGAGAAAAGCGATCGCCCGTCCCTCTTTGTCATCTCGCCAACGAACAGGCTCCACACTTCCGGATTGAACCGGCTGCGCAGCGAGGTCTGAAGGGCAGTCGGATCGTCGGTGAATTGCCGCTCCATATCGCTCGCCTTCATCCGCGGTGACCTGGTGCCGTTCCAATCCTTGTCCATTTTTTTGAACAGCAGCTCGATCCTGTGGTTGAGCCCGCGCGGCATCGTGAACAACGGATCGCCGATCGGGTCGCGGACCAGGCCAAGAGTTTCGTCCTTGATCCTAATGCCCATCTTGCCGGCAACGCGCGCCTGGGCCTGGTTGTATTCAACGCAGCGCTCGTAATAGTTGCGCAGCTTCTGCCAGGATTCCGGTGTGATCAACGGACGCGTGGTCGGGTTGGCCAGCAACGCCGATCGCCATGCGCTCAGCGCGGCTTCCCTCGGGTTCGGTCCCTCCTGCAGATCCTTCCGCTTTTCGAAGTAGCCAAACGCCCCGTCGTGGAATGTTGTCTTGAAGGATTGCAGATCCACGCCCAAAGCTTTCATCGCCCGCCCGCGATCAGCCGCCACCTTGATTCCCAACGTGGAAAGTTCTTTGGTGTAGCCGCCCTCGAGGGACGAGTATTTCGTCAACGCTTTGCCGATGCGCTGCGCAACCACCGAGCCGCTGGCGAAGCACGCGTCGGACATTGAAGCCATCGCCCGCGCCAGGAACCCGGGCCGCATACCTTCGGTCTGTTTCTCCGCCTGCTGGATCTCCAGCCGGTAAACCAGGTCGCGCAGCGTTTCCACCATCGCCCCGCCGGTACCCGAGTTGGCGTCGATCCACGCCTGATAGCGCTGGATCATCTGGCCGACTTGCGCTGGCGTTGCGGCGTCGGTACCGGTCGCGTGAAATTCCCACGGTGTAGCTGCCGCGATTTGTTCCGGCGTATCGGTCGGGTTGGTCACGTAAGGCAGCTTTGCCCCTTCCACCAGGTCAACCGGCCGGGAAGCGCCCAGCGCTTTCTCGATGGACCGTGCCGCCTGCCCGAGGATCGGCGCCGCCGCGTCGTGCGCCTGCATGATGCGCGTGTTGCGGGCCTGGGCAGCGAGCCAGGATTGCGCGTCCTTCCGCGCCTGCAGGTAATGGTCCAGGATTCTCTGCGCCTGCATGGCGAGACGGGGCACGCGCGGGACCAGTGCCTTCGCTGCGTTGAGCCCGGCCGTCGTGTCCTTGCGCGCTTCGTTGAGCATCTCACGGATGGCAGCGACGGCCTCGTAATTGTTGCTCTGCTTCACCGCCAGCCAAGCCATCTGATGATCGTTGCTGCGAGCGAAGGAGGCCGTCAAAGCCAGGGCCACGTTCTTCTCGTCGGCGTCGAGCGAAGAGAATAACGGGTTGGTATCCAGCAAAACCCGGAGCTGCGCCTTGATCTGTGGCAGCGTTTGCCCCTGCCAATTCACGTTGAGAGCTGCCGCGGATTCCAGAAACTCTGTGAAATGTTCGGCGTCATCGAAGATCCTCTTGCCCATCTTGTCGATGAGCTGATGGTACTGGGTCGGCAACGGATCATTCACGTTGGCCTGAAGTTCCCTGAGTGACTGAACCACCATCCCCACGTGTTTGGCGAGCCCAACGCTTTCGCGGATGTCCACCTTCGCCTGTGCGATCAGATCGGTGATCGCTTCCTTGGCTGCCGCGAAGTGGAAGTTCAGGTTCTGGTATTGGGTCAGGAACTTCTCCGCGCGATCAATCGTCCTGGCCAACGCGTTGCTGATGATCTGCCGCCGGCTGGTTTCCTCGGTGAACAAGCGGGTGAGATTCCCGAGCCATTGCTGGACGTGCTTCAACTGAATCGCCAGCGACTGCTTCAACGTGGCGTCGTTGTTGAAGCTCACCGGGCCATCGGTGCTCAGGTCCGGATTAACCGTTGGCTCACCGATCGCCGTCAACTCCGCTTGGATCCCGTCTTTGATTGCCTGCGGATGGGGCAAGCCTTCCTGGAAGAAGCCGATGAAATTCTCGAAGCTGATCGCCCGCGTTCCTGGCGCTGCGGTCGGGCCAACACCGGGAGGGCCAGCCGGCAGGATCGGATTGTAACCCTTCGCGTTGAACGCGTCGTAAGTTTTCTGCAGCTCGCTCAGCGTTCCGTTTGCCGCCGCGTAGTTCCACCCGCCGCGCACGGTAGGATTCTCGCCACCCACCGGCTCGCCTTCGGAGACCACGCCTGGCTGCCGGTACTTCGCGACGTCAACCGTCTGAGGCCGGGCCGCGTTGCGCACGTTGGCGATCGCCGCGTCCACCGTAGCCGATGCGTCGAAGGGGATCCGGACGGTGCCGCCGCCCCAATCGACAACGACCGGATGCCGTTCGGTATCTGCGGTCGCCAGGTAGAACCGTGCCGCCCGTTCATAGGCCATCGGTTTCCCACCGAGCGTGTCCACGAAGGAGAGCGGGATCCGATCGCCGGCCAGCAGGGAATGCAGCCGGTTCCGGTAGTATTCAATCACGCGCTCCGGATTCACCGCGTCCTCGCCGTAGATGGAGGATTGGATCGCCATGCACGCGCGGTTGTAGAGATCCTTCAGGAACCGCATGATGCGCTGCGCCCATCCCTGCGCTGCGACAGGATCAAATCCTTCCAGGGCCAGCGATTCGGACAGGCGCTCCTCCGCCAGCGCTTCTGGATTCAGCCGGCCCCTGTTCTCCTGGGTCGCGCGAACGTCCACGCCAGGCTGCCCGGTGAGTCCGAGCGCTGCGTCGGAGAGGCGCTCGATCGCCCGGTGCATTCTCTCCTGCATCTCACGAGATTCTCCTGAGACAAGGACGTGAACAGATTCGTGGAGTGCGGTGATCCAGTCTTCCACCGTTGGCGCTGTGACGTCGGCCATGACCAGGGTAACGGCGTTGCCTTCGGTCTTACCGCCGGTCCTCCCGAGAAATCCGCCCTGCCCGAGCAGACGTTGAACGACCGAGACGTTGACGCCCGAGGCCGCGAGCCGTTCCAGGACGAGCTGCACTTTCGCGGCAACCACGGGCTGGCTCGAATAACCATCGGTGCGGACGGAGAACTTGGCGTCGGCCGCGGCGCGATCATCCACGCGCTCCTTCCATTCGTTCGGATCTTCAGGGCCGCGGTAATTGGGGACGAGATATGTTTCGATGAAGCGCGCCAAGCCAGGGTCTTGACTGTAGATGTCCGCCCTTCGTGATGGCCAGTCTCCAAGTGCCTGTTCCGCTTCCCTTCCATCCAAACCAAGTTCGATCAGGCGACCAAGAGCATAACCGTGCTCTTTCGCCTCATCGCTCTGCGCGTTGACTATCTTCGCCATCTCGTCAATGTCCGGATTGAATCGGATGGCGCGTAAGAGTAACTGCAATTCTGGTTCTGTAATTGTTAGAGTTCCCTTCCCTTCCTCTGGATTGCCCACCAAAATATCCATCATCAATGCGGCGAAGGTGTGCGGATCCAAGTCTTGTTCCCAGCCCAATGCTTTCAATATCTGGAATCTGTCTTTCGCATTGTTTTTGTTTCCGAAAAACCAATCGACAAATTCATCTACGCTCTCCTCCAGAAAATTGAGTGCCCGCTTCCCTTCTTGGTCTCCGATTTTATCTTGATAGTTCTCCATCTCATCGCCCCAAAAATCTGACACCCCTTGTTTGATCTGTTCGGGCGGAACGTAATCTTCCTCCTGCGTGACATCGGGTTCGCCGGCTACGCGGAACTTGGGTTGGCTGCGCCAGGACTGGGTGAGGGTGGGGACTGGCTGTCTAACCACTGGCTCGTTTGTGGCGCCACTCGGTAGGGCTGACCGCGGTTGGCTGCGCTGCCGGCCTGGGCGATTAACTGGAGCGCCAGGTAATCCACGCTCACCTGCTCCGGCCACGGCGGGTTGGACGGTCCCTCTTGTTGGTCGGGAAATCGCTTCAGCAAACTCTTTGCTTGAGCTGCTGTTGTTATAGGCGCGGATGATGTGTTTGAGGATTGCGCGGCTGGCGTTCTCTGCGCCGATCTGCTGGCCAAGCGCGACTGCTTCAGTCCGGATCTCATCGCCATATTTGCCTTTCTTCACGTACTTCGCTAACACTTCAATCGTCGATTCCGGAGTCAGCCTTCCTGTGGTTCCGGCCAGCACCTTGGTCAACCGATCATAGATGTCGGCTCCCAGTTCCTTGGAGAACGCCACCTCCACCGGCAGCTCTGGACCCACCGTTTGCCCCGTCCCGGTCACAGTTTCCTCTGCGCCAGGAAATTCATGCTCGACCATGGCGACTGCACCGGTATTCGTCGTTCTCGGTAGCAGGATACTTTCCCTGGTTTCGGCCTGGGATGGTTCCATCGCCGCCGCCTGGGCTGCATACGTCCTGGCAGCAGCCCCCATTTGCTGGCGCGCGTGGCTGGCGAAGGTCCGTTCGTATTCGTCCGCGCCCATCACCGGCTTCACTGCCCTGATCGCGTGCACCCCGGTCTTCGTGCGAAAGGAGGCTATCGGGATGAAGCCTTGCGCCATGAGTTTGACGACCGAGATCCCTTTCTTCCTCCCAGGCACCGCCGCCGTGATCGCCTTCTCAGATTTGTACGTCGGAAAGAAGTGTATCGTGTTGCCATTGCGAAACACAGTCCAACGCTTCGTCCAGGTGTTGCGGCTGCCGCCTTCCACTTCACCGGTAACGGATGCCTGTGATGTCAGGCCGGCCGCTTGCAGAGCTTTATCGTTAGCGGCCGGCGTAACTGGCAGTTCGAAGTAGGTTGGAGCCAGTGTCGTTTTGGCGCCCGTCCCCTCCTGCATTTCCTTCCGGATGGCGGAGAGGAACTTATACTCGCCTTTCTTAGCTTTGATAATGTCCCCGTTTTTCAGCTTTACGAAGACGGTATCCTTCTGGTCCCAGTCGCCCTGATCGATTTCTTCATCGGTCAGTTCCACCCCACCTTTCTCAGATTTAACCAGGCGCCCGTCCTGTCCTTCGTGGATGCCTTCAGACACAAGCACCGCGTTCTTCGCCACTGGGGCCAACGTCGGCACGCCAATGGTGCGTCCTGTGCCTTGTCCAGACAGCTCAAAGACGAGTGGGGAATTACCCCCAAAGTCCACGGTATCCAGGATCGGCGAAGCGTGAATGACGCTGGCAATCTTCCGTTTGGCTGCCGTCGCCAGTGCCACGGCTTTAGCCCTGGCGCGGGCCAGGATGCCCGTAGGAGCGATCGGGAGCGCTGCAGGGGCAGGTTGCCCAGGCCCGGGCACGTACACGTTGCTGAGCGATGGGGCAGGACGCGACTCCTCGATGTCCGGCAGCTTATCTGACTCCGGCTCTTCAGCCACGACCGGCTGTGCCACCGGGGCGACGGCTGCCACGGCTGGGCGTGTCCGGATAGGGACACCGCGCAACTGGGCCACGCGCGCCTGGTAGATCGCGTAAACCGGGTCGGTCGCCAGCAGCTTCCTGATCCTGTCAATCTCCGCGTTCGTCAGCTTGCCGGTCGGAGACGCCACCTTCTGCGCGATCGCTTCCAGATCCGCCGGGAGGCCGGGAGGAGGAGGGGATGCAGGTGGGGCCGTTGGCTGCGCACCCAAGGTTGGTACCGGTGCCGGCGCGGCTGGGATTGTAGCGGCAGCCGAACTTATTCCTCCCGACTGTTGATCTATTGCCTTTTGAAGTTCCGCTGGCGGAATGGAGAACTCGGAAAGATTCTGCTGAGTGATCGCGTCCCCAGGTTTGTAAAGCCCTCCGTCCGCCCCGCGCAACTCGGTCGTTGGCGTGTAGTAAATGACGGGCGGAACCCCAGGTACCGCCATGACGCTGTGGAAAACCACCGGCGCAAACGGCTTGGCCCCAGGGGCGACGATCTCCTTCTCCGGCGCGGTGACCGGTTGGCCTCCGGTACCCGGCGCGACATCCGAAGCTAATCCTCCCGGGACCGCCCCGCCGACCGGAACGCCGCCGCCAGTGCCACCCGCCGCGCGTGATCCTTGTTGCGCGGCTTGACCTTGCCGATCTTCCCCTTGCGCTTGAAGCTGTGCAGCATTTCCGCCACGTTCTCCCGTATCACTTTGTTGCTCCGTCCTTGTTTGAGCGGCATCTTTGTCCTTTCCGGCCTGTTCAACCAGACCTTGGTAAATCGCCAGGTCACCCGGCGAAAGTTTTCCGACGAATGTTATGTCCTCCGTCCCGAACCCGCCGAACACCGATCGCCGCGCGGCAGCCAGGATCCTTTCGGAATGTTCCTTGGCGCGTTGCTGATCGCTGGCGTACTGGGCTGCCACGTCCGCCGCGGCCGGCGGAGGCGGCGTGGTCGCCGTCGTTGCCGGCGTCCTCGCTTTGCCACCGATCGCCGATGCCGCGAGACTGAGGATGGCGCCCGAGATCGCGCCGATCGAAGCATCCTCCGCGATGCTCGAGAAAAGTTTCCGGTCAGGTTCGTACTTGGCCAGCTTGGAAGCGATGACGTCGCCGGCAACTCCCTGGAAAGAATTCTGGATCGCTTCTTCCAAACTCTCCACCCCCGCGTGGAGTAGGCTTTCCTTCAGCGTGCCTCCGCTCATCTCGTCGAGACGGTTAAGCATCTTGGCCAGTGGTACCGCTTCGGTCATGCCGACCGGCAGGTTCAGGACATAGGCCAACATCCGATCGTGTTCGTTCGCCCCGGCCTTGCGCGCCTCCTCGTACCCCTGCTGCGCCTGGGAGAGCGCGCCCAGGCCAGCGACATTCCCGTAGGAGAGACGGGTCGCCGCCGATTTCATTGCTTCCTGCCCGATCTTCAGCGCGGCTTCACGCGCAATTCCTCCAGTCACCGCCCGCTCGAATGCCCGCGTCCCGATCGCCTGCACCAGCCCCCTCTCCGCCAGGCCGGCGGCACCGCCTCCGACGATGAACGCCGCGCCCGATGCCACCGCCGCCGGTAGCTTCGTGGCAAAGAAGCTTTTCTCGAGACCTGGGACTTCTTCCGGCGCGATCGCTTCGCCGGCGCGGGTCAGTGCGGTCTCCGTTCCGCCGGGCTCGGTCTCGAAACGCATCGGCACGTATTCCGCATCGGGCACTGAGTAGGTACCGGCAATGCGCGCTGCGCTGCCGACTGCTTCGGGTATCGCGCCCAGCGTTCTGCTGAACCCGCGCACACCGCTGCCAAAGAATTGTTTCCCGTACTCGCCGATGGTTGGCGGGTAAGGCGTGATTTCCAGTGGTGCGTTCGGTTGGGGCTGCGCCCGCTTGGTCAGCGTTTGAAGGTCGGAGGCAAAGTCCGGAAAGCGGGTCTTGTAATCGGGGTAATTCGTGTCGATCGATTCCAGCAATTCAGCATCCGTGCGATCGTCGTTCGGATATTGTTTGCGGAAAGCCTCAATGACACGGTTGGCCATGGGTCAGACTATTCGCCGAAAGCGAACATCCGGTCAACGCACAATCTCGGATGGAACGTCGATGACAGGCCCGGCGCGTGGAGGCCAAACGTCGAAAGGCAATCCAGCTCCGCCGCCGCCTGTCCTCTGGATTTCGCGCTCGTTGTAGATCCGCTGGAGATCTTCGACGGGTACCACGTCCAGATTCAGTCCGCGCTCAAGGTCCGGATACTTCAGCCGGATCGCCTGGCGGAGGCGCGCGGCGCGCACCGCTCGAGCGTTCATAACTTCGGGGGCCGGCGCCGTCAAAGCAACTTCAGCCGGGCTCGGAGAGAGTCGGACGGTGCTTGGCGGTGGACCACCAATAAGCCCAAAACTCGGGGCAGCCCGCATGTATCCCATCATCGGCCCGATCTCAGCCGGTACTGGTACGGTCCGATTAACGGATGCCATGTCTTCGGCACCGAATGCAGCGTTGCCAGCGGCAGTGCCAAGGCCAGGAATGACGGCGGCAGGCATGGCCCTTGGTGCAGGCGGATTCACAGCGGAAAATAATGGAGGCACGTCCTGGTCCGCACCGCCAAGATCACCAACTGATAGAGCCAGGGGGATTCCAGGTCCAAATAGGAATTCGCCAGCACTCGCCAAGTTGCTTCCAACCCTGCCAGCAATATCACTTGGCCGCACGCTCAACGCCGATCTTGCATTCCACAGAGCGGGAATGAGCCCGCGTTGCTTCACCTCCAGACCGAACGGCATCACCTCGGCTGGCGTGCGTAGGGTAGCTGGCGCGCCCGCGGCAGCAGGTGCGCCAGCTTTGGTTGGCGCGGCAGCGCCGGCGGCACCCGGCTTTGCCGACTTCGAAAAATCAAGAGCGCCTTCGCCTTTACCTTTTCCACCTCCGCCGATGTCTGAGGGCATGTCCTCACCGATCTGCCGGCTGTATTCAGGGATCGCCGAAGCGTAACCCGGCCGCGAGATTAGAACCTCGAAAGCTTTAGAAGCCGCGCTGCTTTGAGCTTCCAATCGTTTCACCTCGATCTGTTGCCTGGGCTCCAGAAAAGTCACGGCGCCTTTAGTCGCAGCGGTGTCATGCTCCAGATCGTACGTCGTGCGCAACGTCCTGCCAGCATCGCCTTTTAGCTGAGCGAGAATGGCGTCTCGTTCAGCCGGAGTCTTCGCGGCCGCAAGCTGCGAACGGCGCTTTGGATCCTGCTCGGTCGCCAGCACACGTTGCCACGCGTAATCGGAGAGGCGCTGCGCATAGGTTCCGGCTGCCTCCTTGGCGATGTCGTTGATCTGATTGACGTAACCCTGAGCGCGACGATCTTCCCGGACCAAGTGGCCGGCCCTGATCTCGATTGCCTTGGGTTGCGCCCGTTCGATGTATTGATCGTCGGTCTCGTCTTTCTTCCTGGTGATTCCAAGCTCCAGGAAATCTCCGATGAGCGCCTGCTTCTCCCGATCGCTCTGCACCCTGCCGCGCGCCTGCTCGGCGATCTCCGCAACTTTGATCCGGCTGCGCCCCTCCTCCTGTGTGCGTTCCATCGCGCCTTTTTCCCTGGCAGCTTCGATCTCAGCCGCCGCTCTCTGTGTCGAGCTGATGATCTCTTTCTGCCCGGCGAGATGGGACGCGGCCTGGCGCTCGGCGAATAGCTGTTGCTCCGCCTGCTGCTGCTGGATGAAGCGTTGCTGCGCCTGGTACCTGGCAAGGTCCACGAGGCCGGCGGAGTAGTCATCCACCGGATTGCGCCGGGACCGTTCCAGATCCTTCTGCAAAAGAATTTCGTATTGGGTCGCCATGGCTCAGTATCCAAGGTCTGCGCCGACGAAGGCCGCATCGCCGGCTGCTGTGCCCAGGCCAGCCCCGTAATCAATGGTGTCCGCGTACCCATTGTAAGGCGTGTAACCGGGGTAACCTGCTGCGCTTCCACCGCCGTAACCGTACTGCTGTGCTGCGGGATAACCAGAACGCCAGCCGCCATTGTTGCCGTACTGGTTGGCGAGATTCCGGTTCAGGAAATATCTGCCGGCTGTGTTGCCAGCTTCCGCCCCCGCGTTGGCCAGGATCTGTCCGATGCTGGCATTGGGTTGGATCCACGGCGCCATCTCGGGCCGGCCGGGTTGCCCCACGCCGATCCTGAAATAATCCAGCGGCGACAATTCGCCGCGGGAGATTGCCCCGGCCACGTCCGCCGGAAGAGTTTCGAACCGGATCGCCTGCGCGGCCAGTGCGCCCGCCAGCTCGGGGCTTTGCAGTTCCAGCTTCAGGATCTCGTCTCGGATCGATTGCCGTTCCTGGGCGTTCTGCAGCTCGGCCGTCGCCCTTGCCGCGCCCGCTGCCTGGTTCCCCTCGATGGACGTGCGGAAGGCAAGATTCTCCGCCGCGCTGCCGCTCCCCACAAACCCTTTGCCAGCATTCGACGCGCTGATGGCGTTGAGCCGGTCCCTGATTCCCTTGTAGATCCCGGTCGCCGTCGTGTCCGCCAGCGCAGTGCGCGCCTGGAACGTAGGCTCGGCATTGGCGAGCCGCCGCCGTTCCAGATCTCCGCTGAAAATTCCGTAGGCAGCCTTGGTGCCTTCATCCAGGAGCGGTTTGTACCGCCCGGCGACGGCGGCTCCTCGCGCAACCACGTCCGCCGGATTGCCGTAGTAATCCTTGAGCGCTCTGGAAACGTCGGCGGAGTCGGTCGCGAATTCCTTTTCGGTACCGCCAAGGTATTCAGGAAGGATGGCGTGGCCGGTTGACCCGCGGGACTGGGCGAATTGATCCGCCAGAAGCTGGTTGTATTCCCTGGCCTGCTGGGCCTGGGCCTGGGTAGCCCGGTTCTGAGCCTTTGACGAAAGGATCGCGCCAACCGTTCCACTCACGATGCTCATAGGGCTTTCAGGTAATTGCTTTCGATGAGGCGATACCCCAGCCGAAGGTAAAGCTGACCGAGTGCTTCTGGTTGCAATTTTTGCAGGTGAATCATGCAGATAAAATCCGCCCCGCGTTCAGCCGCCCATGCTTCGAATGCTCGAAGGAGTTTGATCCCATGCCCTCGATGATCGGGCAAGACGTACCAGAAAAGTTCAATCGCGCTGACTGTTTCATTGAACGGACTTGGGGCGAGAACGGCACCGAGCGCCCCGGTGATGACCTTCTTATCCCCTTGAAGCTCGAATGAGGCAAGCACCATTCCGCGGCCGGATTCGATCAGGTCGGTGAACGTGGTCAGGAATACCGTGGCATCAAACCCGCCGGGCATCTTCCCCTCCTCGAAGAAAAGCCGGCCGCCCTCAATACACAAGTGGAGCTGTTCTGGCTTTAAGCGCTCGATCATGTTCCTCGCTCAACGGTGGGCCGATCCAATTTGTTTCAACGCTTTTCGGAGTCCCTTGCAGCCAGTGCTGAATGGACAGGAACGCGCCGCCGGTCTCTCCGAAGGTTGCACCGTGCAGCATTCCCGGGATGACGCGAAGGGCTCTGCCACGATGAGACGATAGGTTGTCCGAAGTCTTTACCACACTCCCGCGTTCCCACGCGTCCTTGCCGTCCAGCCGGAAATAAATCTCGCCGGTCAGGTAAACGAGGATCGTGTCCACGTCCGGATGCCGGTGATCGGGGATCTCCGCGAAGGATTTCCCCAGCCCGAGCTGCACCTGGTATTGGCCCTGCCGGTAGAGAACGAGTTGGGCGAAATCGCCGACGAACGCCGCGCCTTCAAAGGGGCACGACAGAATCATTGGCTGCTGGTGGAACCACGAAGCGAATTGCTCCAGGTAATCAAGTGGTCGGAATTGCTCGCTCATTGAAATACTTCTCCTGATGTCGGAAGGCGCCATTCAGCAGCTCCGGGTTCGCGAAGACGGCGCGGTGCTTCTCGCTGATGCCTGGGATCGCCTCCTCTGCAAGATCGCTGTAGGTGCCAGCGTGAAGGTGATCGAAGGCGGCATTCTGTTGGTCGTTGAACTTCTGTCCGCCGATGCAGTGATAAAGCTGCGCGCACGTGTCGTAAAGATAATGGCGGACCAGCCCGCAGTTTTCCCTGTGTGAATGCAGGACCGGCGCGAAGTAAGAGATCGGAGTTTTGCATGGGTGTCTCTCGCTCAGCGCGTCGATCGTCCGGATCCCATTCCTGATCATCACCGGATTCATCCAGAGCAATGACGTGTGCAGCCGGCCATGGGTGATCCTTCGGGTGAAAGCATCAACGAATTCGGGGATCCACCGTCCGGCAATCGGCGCGTCGAACGTCCAAGTCTCAACCGCATTGTGTAACACAATGTCCGTGTCGCAAATCCAGAATGGTTCCGCACCCACCCGAACCTTGGTTTCAATCCAGGTGTGGTGCTGCATGAATTCGTAAGGAAGGTACACCGACGCGTTGACCCGCTTCGCCGCCTCGTGAAGCTCGGTCCAATCGACGTTTTTGTTCGGGTTGCACCGGACCATGATCCTGGCGGTTGGGAACCCAACGCGGATGGTGTCGAAGACAAGCAGGGTTGCCGGCATCAGCTCCGGCTTCCTGCAGGTTGCAAGGATGTGGACTACGGTGCTCACTGCGACAGCTCGGTGATGGTCATGGTGCTGCTCAACACCCCACCGAACTTGGCGCCCACTGCGCTTTGATTGACGAAGACTGTCGGGGATCCGGATGGATTCGTCGAACCGAACCGGACCTTGTAGGTGCGCGCGGTCGTGCTGCCGGCGTCGATGATCGCCATGAGATTCGCTTCGTTGTCGAAGTTGGCCGGGATGCTCGTCATGGATGCGGCGATCGCGAACTGGTCCGAATCCACGAACAAGGCGATGACGAAGGATGTCCCCACGTCCGCCGCCGCCTGCATGAAGACTTCGATCAGCAGCTTGGATGTCGCCTTCTTTGGCGTGTAGGTGATGTCCAGGTCCGCGAACGCTTTCCCTTCGGTGTTCTCCGGTACCGTGTTGTCGTAAGGGATGATTGTCGCCGTGCTATCCAGGGTTACTGACGTCGCGCTTACGATATTCGATGGCGTCCCGGGATCCACTGTTGGGAACGTGGAGATGATCTGGAAGTTGGTGCCGTCGTAGGCCAGCAGGTGGATGCTGCCGGCGATGATCTCTCCGCCGATCAACGCTTCGCCTGTCATCTTCTTCACGTCCTTGGCGCCTTCGCTGTTCACGTCCAGGCTAACCGCTCCCGTGTTCGCGTTCGTGAATTTGACGATGCAGAAGAAGGTCGTCGCCGCGCCGTCGCCGTAATCGAAATTGCCGGTGGGATTGAACGTCACCGTGTAGTTATCCACGCCGCTTGCCACCCCGTAGAAATTCGCAAACCAATCCAGCTTGGCCTGGGTCACCGCGCGGTCTTTGATGGAGGCTGTCCCAACCGAATCGTTCTTGAGCGTCCCATCCGCGTTGAAGACAATCTCGAAAAGCTTTGCCAACCCATCGGCGAAGTCGCGCAGCAGCTTTAGGTTGTCGTCGTGCTCTTCGCTGGTGAGCGGGGAACCCTTCGGTATTCTCAGGGTCAGAGGAGGAACTTGCATGGCTCCGGATTAGATACCTTCCCCGTTTTGTTGTCCAGCAGCCAGAACGCGCTTGATAGTCTTCAACAATTCCTCGATCGGGACTGGTTTCTTCAATACGGTCTCGCCTTCGAGTTCTTCAGGCAAGTCTGCTATGCCTGATAAGAAGATGACCGGGAGATGGAACCCCTGCGCTCTGAGGTTCCGGACGATTTCCCGCCCGCACATGATCGGCATGAACAGGTCGGTGATCAGCAGGTCGATTTTTTCGCCCGTCCTAAAATACGCCAGCGCTTCGGGACCGTGGCCGGCGGTCATCGTCTTGAATCCACGCCCGTCCAGGTGCATCGCGATCGCCGTCCTGAACAGTTGCTCGTCGTCCACGAGAACGATTGTCTTCCCGGTGCCATCAACAATTTCCCGCGGCTGATCATCCTGCTTCGCATACAGCGGCAGATAAACGCTGAAGGTTGTTCCGACGCCAGGCTCCGAGTTCACCGTGATGTCGCCGCCGTGGTCCTTCAGAATTTCGGAGACGATATGCAGACCGAGCCCAGTGCCATTCCCGCCCTTCTTGGTCGTGTAGAAGGGCTCAAAGACATGCGGCAAGATGCTCTGCGGAATACCCTGCCCGGTGTCGCGGACGGTGAACATGACATACGGCTGGACCGAACTGCTGCCTTCCTTCGAGATCCGGATGTTCCTGGCGCCTAGGTGCAGATCGCCTCCGTTGGGCATGGCGTCCCGCGCGTTCACGCACAGGTTTAGGAATACCTGGTAAAGCTGAGTCGTGTCACACTTCACGCTGCCGGTTTCCACGTCGGTTTGGCTGCTGATTTGCAGGTTTGTCGCGAAGCTTTTCTCGCGAATCGTGCGCCCGATTTCAGTCAGAAGATATTCGGCGGTGACAACCTTGTAGGGGGAACCTTCGGATCCCTTGGCGAAGGCCGTCATCTGCTTGACCATCTCTCCGCCGCGCATCGCATTTCCATGAATCAGGCTGATCAAATGCTCTGACTCCTCGACAAGCTCTAATCCTTTGACATTGAGTTCGACGGTGATCAATTTAAGCAAGTCGGCAAACAGCCGGCGCAGCAGCTCGGCGCCGGCGGCGATGCCACCCAGCATGTTGTTCATGTCGTGAGCCACGCCAGCCAGGAGGAAACCCAACAGCTCGAGCCGCTGCGCCTTGATCTGTTTCTGGCGTTGCTCAATTTTCAGCCGCTCCTCCTCCTTTTGTTTCAACGCGTCTTGCCTGCGCATCCACGCCTTCTCCACCGCCGACACCAATCTGGCCGGCCGATCCTTCAAAATATAATCCGCGGCCCCGTACTGGCAGGCGACTGAAGCCGCCTGGTCATCTCCAAAACTGCCCGTCAGAATGATCACAGGAATTTCTGGATGCAGTTTTCTGATCGTCACCAGGGCTTCTTCCGCAGAAATCCCAGGCACTCTGCAATCCAGGAGGATGATGTCGATGTCGAGGTTTTCTCCCAGCATTTGGCGGAAACTGTCTCCCTGATTTGCATTGAAGAATTCGATCCCGTCGATGTTATCCGCTCGAAAGTCTCGAAGCCGTCTCTTGAATTGTTCAATGTCCTCCTGATTGTCTTCCACGAACAATATTTTGAGGTGCTTCATTGTCCATTAGCGTGACACCTTAACCGTGAGAAGCAACCGATTCCTTTGTGAAATGCCTGCTGGCACGCCTTCCGCTCACACACCAATGCCGGTCCTCATAGCCGGCGCGATTCAGTCTTGTTGCCTTCAACCATGGGGCGGTGAGCCTTGACAGCTTGCCGCCCTCCCGCCTCATCGCGAAGAAAAGAACAACTCATTCGAGTACCCTGTCACATCGAAACTGTCCACCTGCCGCACGCGGAAGCGCCAGTCACGGTGCTTCTGAAGGTTGCTGGCCTTGTAGTGAATGGTGCCCGGTGTGACCGTTGCGATCTTCATGAAGGGCGCCAACTCCTTGGATTGCTCGACCTCGGTGCTCATGGCGAGCGTGCCATTCCAGGTCATGTCGATCCAGTTCCCGCCAACTTGAATCGCCTTGAGACCTGTCGGAGCCGGCGGGGTTGTCGGCGGCGGTGCTGCTGAAACAGTGAATGCAGTATTCGGCCCATCGGTGTAAACCCCATCAACTTTCACCGCGAGATGTGCCTGCCATATTCCGAACGGCGCGTCCGCGCGAACAGTCCACGAAGCAGTCACCATTGCAACGCCTCCGGGCGCCACTGTTTGAGGGATCATGCCGGGGGTCCAATCGTCGAACGGGCCGGACGCATTCGACGCCCCAGGCTGCCGCGCCGTGAGCCAACCTTCATTGATCGTGACCGTTGCGCTCGTGCCGTTCGTTAGCTTGGCCGTTCCGGTGATTGACTGGCCACGCATGAGGTTGGTCGTCGTTAGGACCGGAGCCGACACGCTGAGCGATCCTGTCGGCGGCGGGACGGCAATCGGCGGATTCGTCCAGGTCACGCTTGCCGGACTTTCGGCAGAGATCACCCCGTTCGAGATTTGCCGTGCCGTTAGCCACCAGCGAGTCATGAGGTTTAAGGGAATGTTCGAGACGGTTGTCTCCAGCGACGGCATCTGCACGTTCGTCACTACAATCGCCTGGTTGGTGCCGATCGCTTGATAGACCAGGTGCTCCGTTGCGCTCGGCGTTGGGTTCCAGGTCAGTTTCCAGTTTCCGGTCGTCTGAGCGTTTCCACTTGCGGTCAATAAGAGGGACACGATACCGACGCTTCTCAGCCATGTCCCCTGGCGCAAGCATGGCGACGAGGGGAACGAACTTCCCGAAGGATTCAACGTCACAGACCCTAAGCCGCATCTGGTCACTTCCGCCAGCGCGTGGCATCGCGCCGTCCAACGTGAAAAAGCGCACCGTGTTAAAGCCTTCGCTACCATCGTGGATAATTGCATAATGCGGTTTCCAGTTGTCAAAGTCCGGGACGAATAGATAAGCACCGGGTTTCACTAACGGTTTGGATCATGTCAGCAGTGTTTTCACGGCCTTCCAATCATCCAACGGCTGACGTTTACGAAACCCGAGCCGAACCAAGAGCCAGTGAAAAGGACGGAACCGACGCCGAAAGCCAATGTGGTAGTTCATAGTCCCCATCTCCGAAAATACACCTGCATCCACCTTAGCTCAGTTTCGCTCAGGTTCCGGTTATACAAAAGGATTTCAAAAGTGTACCCGCTGAATCGGACATTGGCCGTTCCGCTGCCGTTGATGTTTCCGGCAGTTCCCAAGTAGGCAACGTCCATGTAGCTAGGGATCACGTGCGAGGACAGGCTGCCTTGCGACACGTTATTGCGGAACATAAATGGGTTGCCCGAATTTTCCATGGCGCACACTGCAATCACAGTTCCCTTGTCGCTGGCCAATCCCGTGAGGACAGAGTTGTGAGTCCCCGCCGCCGCGCGCGTCGTTAGTAACATCGTCGTATCCTGATCTGCGAAACCGCCTCCAGCCGCGCCGACGATTGACCCGCCTTGAAATTCTCCCGCAGTCGTGCTCGCCTTGATCACGGCAATAACGGTCCAGAAGTTTGTGGCTATATTCGTTGAGCTTAAATAGAGGGTGTTTTGTGTCGCGAACGAAGTAAGGTTGGTCCACAGCACTCCCGGCAATCCGTTGGCGATTCCCGTTTTGAATGTCGGCCTTTGCGCCGCCGTGACGTTGGTAGCGATGAGGCCATACGCTTGGTCGATCCATTCCGTGCCGGTGTTCCCGATCCGCGTCCCGTCTGTGAGCGCACTGAGGCTGTCGGCCTTCCACCACTGAATCAGACCTTGAGCGTCGTAGGGTTGCGCACCGAATTCTCTCCTCCGCGTTACCGCCACAGACATTTGGGCCGTGGCTTCTGCAATCGACAGCAAGCAAAGCAAAAGGGAAAACAATCTTACCATACAGAGGGAGCGGTTGAGCTTTCCTTCCATTGGACTCGGGCCTTGAGCAAGCGCACCGGCACGTTGGTCCACGTATCCGACGCGTTCGCGCCCTGCCGCGCGACGTTGAACCAAATTGAATCACCCGCTGCAGGAGAGCCGCCCACCGTGATTGCCGGGGTTACAAAGACTTGTTCCACCTGGCCCGCGGTTGCCAATCCGTTCGTCACAAAAACTTCCGTTCCAAAGACGGCGTTCGTCATCGCCTCGCCCGGTGCCAGCGAACCCGCCTTGGCGCCCCACACCAGGTTGGTGATGCCGGAGGAGTTTGTGGAATCACACACGACATATAGCTTCAATTTCACCGTGCCCACGTCCCACACGTCAGGGAAAGTGAGGGAAAATCTCGTGCTCTGCGTCACACCATCAGCGAAAGTCCAGGCATCGCCAAGCGTGTCATTGACCAGGTTCGTGTAGGTTCCAACAACTGCGGGGGTTGGTCCGGCGTACATTGCGCCGGCCTCGAAGGCTTGATCCCGGTAGATGCCGGTGTAGGGGGCAGAAAGCGTTAGAGTCGCCGGATCCCATGCGAGGCCAGTGCCGTAATTCGCGTTCGTAACAAGCCCCGTCGAAGTCGTCGCCAGGAGATTTGTCTTCACCGCCTGGATAGCAATGGAGTTGGTGACGATCAGCGTGTTGTGGTTGCCGTTGACGGTGTAAAGATTACTGACTGTCAGGTTGTTCTGGACCGTCACGTTGGACACCGTGATGTTGGAGACCGTAACATTGGTCACCGTGATGTTCGAGACGACGAGGTTGTTGGCGATATTTACGTTGGTAACGGTGATGTTAGAGACCACCAAATTGTTGGCGATGTTAACATTGGTCACGAGGATGTTGGAGACCGTCAGGTTGTTTACAACGGTCAGATTCGTGGTCACGAAATTGTTGACGTTGATGGTCTGCGTGATGTTTGTCGAGAACCCCAAACCGCCCGAACCGTTGTTGGTGAGAATTCCCTCCGCATTGGGAATGCTCCCAAGGGTCGTGCTCGAAAGCCATCTGGTGACTGCGTTCGCGGTGCCTCCGGCCACATTCGTCACAGTGCCGCTGGAAACTGCGCCATTGGTCCACTTCTGCAATGAGGAATTATACACGAGCCCATCGCCATTGGCCGGCGGCTTGGCCGTCCTGACGTCCTGAAGATCGCCGATCCTGATTTGTGACGCCGGCTGAGCGAATGCCGTCCAAATACACATGCCGGCGAATACAACCAAGCCGAATAGGCCGAAAGCCTGCAGGAGCTTTTTCATAGAGAGATTTATCCTGATAGGAGGCGCTGAGAGATTACCCTGATACCGTCCCCGTCATTTTCCACCCTGACTTTGAAATCAGTTGGGATGAAAAACGCTGCTTCGTAAGGAGGCATCGGCCAGGTCCGCTCCCGCTCCGGCTCAACCAGCAGAGCGTCCACGCCTCCAACCTGGATCCAAACATTGCCCGTGTTCGGCGTGTCGAGCCCCTTGTCCCCGTAGAATGTCAGACCGTACAGTTGCATGTTGCCGTCCGGGTCGATGTATTCCGGCGTGGCGGCGTCTGCGACTTCTTTGATCAACTGGAAAGGTTGGTATCGTCGGAGCATTGGATTCCTTTTGGTTTGGTGAGGCTCGACACGCGCCCCTTATCTACCCCGATTCCAACTTCGTCAACCGCGTTTCTATCTCCGCATCGCGCTTGCGGATGGAGTCGCGCGTGGATTCCCACAGTTCCCGCCATTGATCTTCCCACTTGGCCAGTGAAGGGAACCGGTCCAAAACCTCTTGCGGCAGCCTCGGAAGTTTGTCCGGAATATCCACCGGTACCGGCTCACGCTGCCCGGGCTTCTTGGTCACGACGTCACCCTCCTGGTGAAGCTGGCGCTGCGCACGCCGGAGATCTCCAGCACGCGCGCAGTAAGTTCAAACGGGTTATCGATCCCGGCGATCTCGATTTGATCGGCGAAATAATGGCTCCGGAAAAACATCGGGGCAAGATTCTCAACCGGGCTGATCACGGCACTCATCAGCGCGGTCGGCGCCTCGACCGGGTTGCGCGTGCCGTATAGGGTCAGCGTCATGGATGTCTGCGCCGATTTGCTCGATAGGATCGGCACCCAGGAGCGGATGTCTTTCTCCGCCGAGATGCTGCCAAAATCGCTGAGACCGGATTTTAGCCGCGAAGTGTACGGCCCCTTCGTCAGCGAAACCGGGTTTGCGTCCCGCCGGAAAAAGATCTGCTTCGCCTGCTCGAAGGTCTGCGACTGGAGATAGACCAGGCCATAGAGGAGGACAACTCCCTTGGGCGTTCCCATGAGGAACCAATCCTCGATTTCACCAACGACCGGCCCGGCCGCCGGCCGCTTCACCGCCGCGGCCGCGCTGATCGTGATGTCGGACGTGGAGGCCGTCATCGGCTGGCTCAGGTAATCCAGGCAGATCACCCGATCGTCGCCTGTGTACGGGAAGTTTGAAAAGAAGACTTCCTTGGTGAGGATGTTGTTCGCCCCGAAGATCCACTTCGAATTTTCCAGCTTCGCGCGGTCGAAGAATTTGTCCTTGCAGACTTCCATCTCCGACATCTCCGTTGGGTACAGGTCCACGATCTTGAACCGGTAAAAGGAATTTCTGCCGGCGAAAACGTGTTGCGTGTTGTTCACCATCACCAGGGTATTCCGGTAAAAGAGCGCGCGGCTCGCATCGATGCGGCGCAGCAGAAAGGAGAAAGGCGCTGCCACCTGCCCGGTGTAACGCGCCAGGACGATCGCCGTGTCCTTGTAGATCACCAGCGAACCGTCCAGCTCGAGCATCCCGACAATTCCGGAAGTGTCATCCTGCAGATCTTCGAAGCCGACGATCGACGTAGCGGCATCGGCCTTGATGAGATCCGCGCTGGTGACCGCGGTTACCGCCCTTTGATCCAGGGACAGCACCCTGTTCGCTGCCACGTAAACCACGTTCGCAGTCAGGTTGCCTCCGGCGGTACCGGCGCCGGCAACGGTCACCTGGTCTCCGATCTTGAACGACTTCGCCGGTTGATCCAGGAACAGCGTGAACCCGTTCACGGCCATGCTGCCTTTGTAGGTCGGCGCGAAGCGCGTTGGCAATTCGTTCATGCTCCACGTCAGCCGGTAGCTCACGCGATTGATGAATTGCTTCTCGGTATAGGCCGCGTAGGTGTCCGGGTTTTCGATCCCGATGATCGATGAGGCGATCGCCAGGTCCGAATCGACGTAAACATTTGTCGCGTCGATGAAGGCGACGATCCTCCGGACTGTGCCGTCTTCCCATGAGATTTCCCGGCCAACCATTTCCGAGGTGAATATCGTCGCCGCCGCTGTGACTTTGTAATCAGCCGAAGCCTGTTCCGGCTCCGAGGCGACGAAGAAGGACAAGGCCGTGAAGGTCTCCGGCGCGTTGTCATCCAGGACCACGTGTTGATTATCGGTGAACGTGATGATCACTGACGACCAGCCGTTGACGTAGCGCAGCCGCTTGCCGACCATCGGCGCGGAGAATATTGGCGCGGACGCGGCCACGTTCGGGCTGCCGTTTGCCTGGGTACCGGAGATCGTTCCGGAAAAGAGCGAACCGGTTTGCGATGCCGGCGTCCTGAGCATGAACCGTTGCGGGGGATTGTTGTTGCCGCCGGACAGGTTCACGTCACGAGCGTTGTTGAAGGCGATGATCGGCGCTGAGAAACCGTTCTCCAGGATGATGAACCTGCCAACGTCGCTTGCGCTGAAAAAATCCTGGGTCGTCGTGAACGTGTCTCCAACCATCGTTCCCAGCATCGCCCCGCTTCGGCGCACACCGATCGGATCAAACAGCTCGAGCAATTTTTCGGAATGGATCTCCGAGATGTCGCCGAGCATTTGGATCCCGAAGAATTCGGCGATCGCACCTACGGCGGCGATCCCGGCTTCGCGCAGCTCATAGACCGGCTTGGCCGTCAGATTCTCCGCGCGGAAGGTGAACTCCGGATCCCGGCCGTTGTTGAATACCGAATCGCCGTTGATGCAGACGGCCTGCCACCGCTGCGCTTCCGGATCAAACCCATCGGCTATGATGATCCATTCGCCGGTATCCTCCGCGAAGCACGGCGCGTTCGGATTCGGCGGATCGTCATAAACCTCGTCCTCGTACACGTCGCCGTTTTCCAGGGCGAAAAACTTATAGAGCGTTGTTGGCGTCCCGATGATCAGAGCGCGTTGACCGTTGGGCCGGCGCGTCTCATGAATCAGCGTGATCGGCGCCCACTCAAGAAGCTGGTAGGTGCGCGGATCCCCGATCGCGTCTCCCTCCGGATAAATCCAGATCTCGTCGGCAGCGGCCTGGATTAGTGTGCCGCTGGTAATCTCATCCCCCTCACCGTCACCTGGCCCATTGACTGCGTGATCCTCATTCTCACCGTCGATGTAGAGATACGACCAACCTTTTTTAACGGCCACTTTGTCTGCCGTGCCGCCCCAGTTTCCGCCCGGGTTGATGTTGGTCGCGATGCCGTAGGGAAATGGTTGGTTCCCCAAAGCGGCGTCGGTGTTTCCCTGAAAATAATCGTGGCCTTCCCTCCGCAACTCTCGGTCGATGTAGCGTCTGAAGTTAAGCTTGGTGACATAGTGAAGGATCCCCGCGGTGTCAGCCGACAGATTGGAGATGAGCGCCCCGCCCTGAGACGGCCGAACTTCGATTGGTTCGTAGCGCGCAGGCATCAGGGATCAATGGAGATAGTGTTCCCGTCCGAAATCAGCGAAGCAACATTGGCCTGGCCTTCCGCCGATAATGCGGACAGCAACGCGTTGGTTCCCCCGTTCAGGAAGACCGAAGCGCTGGTCACGCCGCTGGCCACGGTGCGCGTCAGGATATGCTCGGTCACGGCAGGCGGCAGCGCGTTGGTATCGAAGGCGTAGGTCTTTCCATTCAGTAGCATCAGGACGGTGATGACAACGCTCGTCAACACGCAGTCATCCAATTCGATGTCGCCACCCAGCGTAGTGAACACAGGAGCGCTGAACGTAGTCAGGTTCGGGCAATTCGACGCGCCGATTTTACCGCCGATGCTTTTGCAGGACGGCAGCGAGATAACCGCCATCGCCGATGTGCTCACCAGGAAATCTCCCTCCACGGACTCCATCGCATCCAGGTTGATGCTGGTCACTGTCAGCATCGAATCCAGGAACACGCCGCCTCCAAACACCTTCATCGCCGGCAGGCTCAGTGACGTGACTTGATCTGAATTGGCCGCGCCGAAATCCCCATAGGCAATCACCCAGGTTGGCTTGGACACCTCGCCGATGTCCTCGAAAATCATCTCGTTGACCGCGCAGACTTCATTGCTGAAATCCGACTCGACGTCATCGGTGACACCGCGCACCTTGTAGCAATAGACGTCCATTGCCGACATGACATCGGTATCGGTGTAGGTGGAGACATCGCCGTCCACGTCGGCGATCTTCGTCCATTCGCCGTCGTTGATTGAACGCCAGACCTCCGTGGTATCCCTGCCGGTGATCAGGTTCCAATCCAGGATGGTGGTACCGTTTGAGGAGCTGTTGCGCAGGTCCAGTACCGCGGCTTGATCCACGCAGCCAGGAATGACCGCGGTGCCAGCCACCAGAAGATCCAACGGGCAAAACTCGTCGGTGGTCTTGTTCCGCACCTTCAGGCACGGATCGAAGCGGTACCCGAACGCGGTCGTTGAGATGTTGCCTATCTCGCCTTTCTGCGGCTCGAATTCGAAAACCTTTTCGCTGCCGGATCCGATGATGGAGATTGCCACGAACTCCTCAGTCGTCTGATTGATCAGATGGAACCAGCCGCCAAAAAATCCGTACCCTTCGGCGGAGGCGGTGACACAATCGTCCCAAGTCGGCTGATCGATCGGCGGGCCGATGAGGAACTCTTCTTCGCCCAGCGTGCCTACGACGGTGATCTTGTGGTACGCCCCGCCTGTATCGAGTAGGTAAAAGAACCCTCCGGAAAATCCGCACGAGGCGCCGTCGAAGCAGCAGATCGTGGTCTTGCAATCGCAGTGCCCCATCCTCTCCGGTTGCGGAGATGAAGTTGCCGGCGGAGCTTCGGCGCGCCGTTTCCAGTCCAAGGTCAACCTCGTTCGTATTCCCATCATGGACGGGTTGCCAGCGTAAGAAGTCCAATAGGAACCGGACAGCACCAGGTCTTTATCCACCTCCCTGGTAATGCGCGACTTCACAAAATAGGAAACGGCTTCCGCTTCCTCATCGCTGAACTTCACTTCATCGTCGTCATCGAAAACGCCTTTGATCCCCGACCAGTAGAGCCAGCATTCGCTGAGGGTCTTTAGCTTTGGAAAGATCACGAACTTGTCGGCGAACGGGCTGGTCGCGATGAAATACTGCCAGCCAACAATCCTGGGCTTGCCGCAAAACAGGTCGAAGCGATTCTCCCAAGGGTAGGGCACGAAAGGTCTCCGAATGCAATGGCAGGTCTTGGTTACGTAGTAGGAGTCGGTGATGATCGCGCGATCGGGGATTTCACCGATGGACGCTTCGCCCTCCTCCGTCACGTCGAATTCTTTGAACACGTTCCGGTGACCTTCCTTGAGCTGCGGGATAAACGACTGCATATCCAGGAGCGCGGCGGTGACCATTCGATCGAAGTACTTCGCGCTCCCGAGCGAGACGCCGTGGCGCGCGCCGTCAACGGTGATGAGATCCCTCACGGCGGTTTTGAAATCTGAAAATGGTTGGCTCATGGTTCATCCTTCGTAGGCACGTTGTACTTTCCTTTGCCATCCTGGGCGCGAAACGATCGCTCGCCCATATCCCTTTTCGGCGCCGCCTGTTTTATGATCGATGAAGCGCTGGGCTCAATGACGCCCACCTGAATGTCCGAAAGGTCGAAGACTTTTCCATTGGCCGTGGCCGCTGGAGGAGGAGGGGTAACCGGCTTGCCATTCTCAACCACGACCGCACGGCGTTGGGCAGGGTTGCCCACCAGATCGATTGGGACTGGAGGCGCTTGCGGTTGTGGCGATACGGGTAAGAGTCGCAAGTTCGGCTGATGAGTTTTTTTTTTGAGATTGGCGGCGTATTCCGCCTGCGTGATGCGCGTGATACCCGACTTCGGTTTCCGGACCAACTCATCCAGTCCGCTCATTGTCTCCTTGTCCTCAACGGCGGCAACTCCAAGCCAGGCGCCGGCAAAGAATTTGTAAACGTCGAAAGTGAACCGTTTCCCGCCGGGTAGCTTCACCGCCCGGCTTGCATTCGCGGCGTGGTAGAAAGTCACGATGCCGTTTTAGTCTCCAAAGGGCGGCGGCACAATGCGAAAATATCCTCCCCGCGCAAGTCGGTGTTGTAGCCAGCCTCCCTGATGAATTGGGCAATCTTCCGATGACTCTGTTTGCCGATCGCGTTGAGCCACACGTCCAGCGTTTCGCGCCGAACGATTTCGAAGCCGACCTGCCGGATCATTTCGTCCAATTCGTAGGGCGAGTACTCCCGAACGTGCGGCCTGAACAGCATCGGCGGGGCGAGCCCGAGCGCCTGGTGGATCACGGTGATTGAGCAAGGATTCGGCGTGGTCAGAAACAAATGCCCGCCCGGTTTGAGGCTCATCCAGCAACTTGCCAGGAGCATGTGGGTACCGCTTCCCCTCCATTCGGTCTGGAGATCATCGCGCTCGATGTCGGCAATGTGCTCCAGGCATTCCATGCAGAGCACCAGGTCGCAGTCCGGAACGATGAATCCCTCCCGCAAATCGCCGTGGTAATACGCCGCCAGCTTCCCGGGCCAGCGATCTTGGATCATGTTTGTGAACGGGCTGATGCCGCCCAAGTCCAGGATTGAGTAAGGCCCGGCCGCTTCGGCGATCGGCGCGATCCAGTCCAGGCTCCATTTGTAGCGGCGCGCGTGGATGGCGGCGTAATCGTCGGCGGGGGTCATGCAGGCAGTTTCTCCAGGTCCAGGGTGTATTTGAGGAAGCCGTCGCTCCAGGCTTTTTTTATGCGATCGTGATTCTTGCGATCAGTGAGAATGAGCGGAGCGTCTGAAAATCCTACGATCTTTTCCCCGAAGAACATTGAATTCAGCAGCAGTGAACCATTCCGGATTGGCTCTATCGGCCCAGCTATTGGTCCGCCGGAGGCCAGTAGTTTCTCCGTCGCTCGCAGATACCCTTCGTCAAAGCAGGTTGCCGCTCGGTTTGTCTGTTGCCAGAAGGTGAGGAGCCGGTAATCGATTTGTCTCTGCGCCCGCCAGACGCGCTGATAGGTCTTGGCCGGCGGCAGCACGGCGAACCCGAACAGTGCCAGCGCGGAGTTGCGTAGAAAGGAGCGACGGTTCATTTGATGCTCGCGATCTTCAGGTTTGTCGCCATCACGCATTCAATTCCATTCGGAACGTCGTTCCCTTTTTCATCTCTTGTGAAGCCCTCGACTTTTACGAGATCAAAGGTGTACGTGACCGTCTTCGATTTGAGACGCTGCCTGCGCCTCGGCTTAACCATCACGCATTGGTACTCACTTTCCCGCTTCAAGCTCGTTGAATTCTCTTTCACTGATTTCCTTCGTGTCCTTCCGGTTCTCGATCAGAGCGATGATGTTCGGATCGGCTGTGGCCATGTAACCCTTCTGCGGGTAGAAAGGCGAGCGCAGTCTTCGCAGCTTCCAGGGTATCGCGTGAGCCTTGTTCATCAGCGGCATCGGGCCGTTTTCCGCCAGGAAATACCGCATCTTCGGTTTCGAGTAGGTGCCAGGATCCTGCCAGTGGATCTCCGGAAACTCCGCGATCGCATCGAATGAATCGTTTACACCCAGCGCAACCTTGAACTCTTCCTCCTCCCAAAGCCCCACCGGGAAAACGACAATCGGCTTCCAGCCAGGCACCGAAGGATTGGGCAACGTCTCATCCTGCTCGCTCGCGCGCAGAAGCGCGGGAGAGATCGCTTTAATCGCAAACGGCGGCTTGGCCTCGAACATGTAAGCGCCCATCGCATAGCGCCGGTCCCGCTCCCTGTGGGCTGCGTGGCTGTGGAAGAAGGTCAGGAACCAATCACCGCGCCGGATCGGCGGGGTGCCGCCCCGGAGGATTTCCCCCCAAGGCCAGTGAAGCGGCAGCTCGCTTCGATACTCGTTGACCGGTCTGAAACTGTTGTCCAGCTCAACGACGATGTGCGGAACGATCGAGTACACAAAAAATAAGCTGCCTTCGTGGCTGAAGAACTGCCAGTTTTTCTCCGAGCTTTTGCTGATGTTGCCGCCGTAGGGAATCGTTACCTTCTCCTCCGGCTGCCAGTCGGCCCCAAGCCTTGCTACCTGTTGGATTGAAAGGAACGGAACCTTTTCATAGATCCCTTCGGTGAACGCGACGTAAAATCTTCCTTCGTGGCGGAAGACGCGGCCATCCTCGAAACTTCCCTTGCCGGCGATGTCCAATTCCTCTTCGACAATCAACTCGTTGTGGATTCTTCGCTGCCAGATCAGGCGCGCGCGTTTCTGCTGCGGGTCATAGACGCGCGAGCAAAACCGTTTCCCGTCGTGCGTGCCGGAATTGTAGCTGTGAAAGCAGGACAGCAGTTTTTTGACGGGGACACCTTGATTGAGGATCGACGGGATTGGATTCACGGCGACGATAGTGATATGGGAAATCCCATGTCACAATAAAAAACCCGGCGCGCCTTGGGCAGCGCACCGGGATCATCGAGACCACCTATCCGTTCACCGCAGCTTACTCAGGGCCGCGGCGCCATGATCTTCGGACAGATCATGGCGCGGAGCAACGCTTTTTTTAAGACGAGGCAGTGCAAGGCGTGGCCGTGAGCACAGCGCATTCGTCGCTGAAGTTTTCAACCACCAAATGCCGGTTGGCGTCACCGAGCTGGACCTGAATCGTTTTGCTCTGCAACTGGTAGTGATTCACGTTGGGCTGAATCACGCAGTTGTAGAGGTTGTCCGCGATGTTGGTCTGCCGGTTCACGCTGCGCGCGTCGGCCATGGCCACGGCGACATCGCTCCAGTCGATCGCCCAAAGCTGCCGGCCACGGCTCTTGATCGCGCTCGGGAACGCAGCCAGGTGATCGTCGAAATAATCATCGTGGAAAAAGTTGATGATAATTCCGTCTTCGGGGAATTCGAACTTGTCGTAATTCCACATGACCTGGTTGTTGAACACCAGCTTTTGGCCAGGCGTGTAAAACCTGGTTGTCTCCAACCCGTAGCGATCGCGCACATAGGCGATGAAGGCTGCCTGCCAGATCGAATAGGTGAACCGGTCGCCGAACAAGTCAATCTCGCCCATGCCTTCCAGGCCGCGATGCCGGCGCAGCGCGTAGAACATCGATTTGATCATGTCGATGTCCAGAGCGGCGCCTTGCATGTCGATCACGCGGCCGCACTCGGAGAGCTGCGTGCGCGCGCCCAGCGTGTTGGCCTTGTATTCCAGGACGCAACCCGTATTGGCCGGATCCACGACTTGGGGCAGATCCTGGTAATCGTTGGACGTCTGGTTTTCGTTGATGCGCTGCCCGTAAAACAAGGTGTTAAACATGTCGCGCTCTTCCTGTTCGCCCTGGCGCTTGCGTTGGTCGGCCAGCGGCAAAGTCCGGAACTTCTGGAAGAAGGTTCCCGTGAGGGGCGCCTGCAGGGCTTTGACATACTCGTCGTTGTAGCACCAGGTCGAGCGGATCGTCTGCCACCAGAAATCGCGCAGCTTGAGCGTGTTCTCAGCGGGGTATTGGTAGCACCAGCTTTCGTAGTTGCTGACCGAATTGGCCAGGTTGATGACCACGCCGGTTTCAGGAGCGAACACGTCCTGATCATCGCCGCTCAGAGCGGCCCAGCCTGCGGAGCTATAGGGCGGCTCGACGTCCACGTCCGCTTTGCTTACGGGACCGGCATCGGCATTGATCGCGCCGAGCACCTTGAATTGCAGCGTGCGCGCAACCGCGGTCACCGGATCCAACGTCAGCACGGTGATGAATTTGCCGGGCAGGAAATACTTCTCGATGTTCACCAGCGCGGTAGCGAATGCGCCGGCTTCGTTGATCACAGTCAATCTCCACGCGCCGGCGTGCTGCGGCACGTAGGTCGCGCCAGGCGTTGCCGTCGCGGATTCGATGACGAAATAGTTGGAGTTGACCACGCTGCGTTGCGGCACCAATGAGAAAGGCGCGATGACGCTGCGGTTGTGTTGATCGGTCCCGAGCACGCCCTGCTTGCCGGGACGAATGCGGGAAAGGAGAAGGTCCATCAGCGTGCGTTGCTTCACGCCGGTCATGCGCAGTTCTTTGGTCTGCGCGATGATGCGGTCCATGCCGACTTCCTTCAGACCCAGGTTTTCGATGTCTTCGGCGGTCCATGCCTGGATGTTGGCGCGCGTCAGCGTGCAGCCGCACGATTCATCGACGGTGATCAAACGGGGATTGCAATTATCAAGGAGACTCATAATTTCATTGGCCTTTCGTTCCTCCAATTCTGAGGCCAAGTCGCCACCTGTGAAGAGTTGCGGGCGATTTCCTTGAAAATTTATTTAGCCCTCGTTAGCCCGGAGACTAAATTTGCGGATCTGCAAAAGACGCGGGCGGCGCCGGGATGGTCGGGAAAAGCCCGCTGCCAGAGCCTTCGGCGCCGCCTATTTTACTTTTGGCTTGTGGGTTCGCCGTGTAAAAATCTATGCCCGGGCGGGCAACCCAAGTATTTGCAGCTCAGAGTTTGACATGACGTGCTGCTGCCCAACGCTGCCAGCTCCCTGGCCTGGGGCCGCGCTCACCCCGGCGCGCGGGGATCCAACGGGCTCCGGAGGAGGCGTTGCTGCGCCTGGCGTGGGCGGCGGATTTGCAGCACCGGGAACCGGCGGAGGGGGAGTCGCGGGGGGCGGCTTGATGTAGCCGGCCTTCGTAAGGCGTTCGCGTTCGGCTTTTACCAGCGCGTCGATGTGGTCGCGCGTGTTGCGCTCCATCATGGCCAGGATGTCTTCCTGGGAGAACGTCCAGTGCTTCGCGGCCTCTGCGCGGTTATTCATCCAAAGCTCGTTGAACTTTCCTCGCGGAAGGAAACTCTGCGCGGTGCCATCCTCCCCGTTTCGAAATCGCTTGTCCCCGCCATGGGCTGCAAAAGTTTCACCAGCCCTGCGGATGAAACGAATAACCCACTCCTGATCAGCATTCTGCGGGTTGTAGTCTTTGACGCCGTTTTCCATGGCCAGGAATTCAGCCGCGGCGCGTTCGCCGTGCCCATAGGCTTTGACCACGATCGGGACGAAGAGCGGATCGGCTTCAGTCGCTTTCTCGATGCCATTGGTTTCAATCGCCTTGGCGATCTCTGCGATCGGCGAGGCGGGATCGGACGCCATCAGCTTGCCAACATTGGATTGGAAGGCGCCCAGGCGCCCTTCAATGATCGGGCGTTTCTCCATCAGATCCTGGCGCTTTTGGATCTCCTCGGTTTGCTTCGTAAACTTTTCGGTGACCTTTTGGGTGGTCGATTCCTCCACCTGGGCGATCAACCGATCGGTCTTGAGCTTATCCCACGCGGCTGGCGCGATCTCGGGACGCGCGCCTTGCACGAAAGTCTGGAACGCTTCGTCGTCATCGTCGAAGCTGCGGTTCGGATCCTTCTGCCGCTCGGTATTGACGTACTGATCGACGGCCTTGTAAAAGTTCAGGAACTTTCCGGACAGCCCCTTGTATTCATCGCCTTTGCCTTCCGCCCACTTCGCCAGTTCGTAGGCTTCCTTCTCCGGCTGGAGCATCGTCGCGATGAACGGATCCTCGACCGGGGCGGCGGGTGCTGGAGCCGCCGGAGCGGCCGGCTGTGGACTTTCGCCAATTACCTTGCGCAGAACTTCCTCGACGACCGACGCAATAGGCTTCTCCCGTCGCACAGTGACCCCTGGCGGCGGCGTTGCTGGTGCTCCTGGTGTTCCAGGGGCGGGCGGGGCGCCTGGAGGCGTCCCCGGGGTTCCTGGCGGCGATGGCGGTGCTGTTGACGGCGTTACTGCCGCGCCGCCAGGGGTTCCCGGAGGCTGCCCTGGTGGGGGCGGGGTGGTTGCTCCCGGAGCCGGGGCAGCCGGCGAAGGCGGCGGAGGAGCTGCAACGACAACCCCGAGATCTTCGAAGATGGATTTTAGCTGCGGATCATCCGCGCCCTTTTCAACCGGAGGCGGAGTCGGCGGTACCGCTGGAGCGGCGGCGGGCGGGGGTGTCGTTGCTGCTGCTGGAGGTGCGGCCGGAGGTGCTGCTGCTGCGTTCATGTGAGTTTTCTTCCTCCGTGTTCGTCGTTATCGATGATGACGCCGGGAACGTAGGTAATGGCCTCCGCGATCGCGTAGCTGCCATCGGGATTACGTTGCTGGGTTGTCACCTGGACGATCGCCCCACCGCCAACCGACATTGCCTTCGTCGATTTCATCCAGCCTTCAGTCTGGCTGGAAGCTTTGCAAAGAAGTTGCCACGCGTCTCCGTTGCCGAAGACTTTCAAGTCCGGAACATTCGCCTTCGCTCCGGATACGTCCGTCAGAGTTTTCATAAGAACGGTAGTTTATCGATCGTGAATCCGCACGCGCCTCTGTGCCCGCCGCCGCCGTACTTCACGGCGATCGCCGACAAGTCCAGGTCTTTCCGGTGCGCGGCGTGGTAGAGAGAAACTGTCCAGCGCTTGCCGTTGTAGAAGAACGCCATCAATGCGTCGTGCCCAGTCTCCGCCACGTCGCGCGCGGCGAATGTCTGCGAGTTACAACGCGCGGTTGTCAGCGCCAGAAATTTCAGCCCCTCCCAGTCCACCAGGAAACTGCGCTCGCGCATGATGTCACCATCGCGCTTCTTGTAGCACTGCATCGCTGCCCGGCCATAGCGAAGAATATCGGCGATGTATTCGCCTTCAGCGTCTGGTTCGCCAGTGGAAAGAAGTTTGTCCCACTGAATCGGAACCAAGCAATCCAACCCAAACTGAAACTCCAAGTCGCCGTCTCCGCGATGATCCCAAATGTCGTACTCGCCGGCAAGACGAACGGAGAGCGGCTCGGTCACTTTGCGATCGATGTAGTCTTGTTTCGCTGGAAGGTTTAGGATGTGGCATTCCGGCCCTCCGAATGGAAATCGCTGCAAGAAATACTGCCACGCCAGCCTGCACGCGGCCACGCCGTCGATGCGGTAGCCGGGGATGTAGGTCGGGTGAGAGTCGATCGCGCTCTTGTGATGATCGATCCACGTGATTTCCCGGCCGTCAAAGTTGGATGGCAGGCCCGCTGGCGGAAGATCCTTGGGAAACTTGTAGCCGAACACCGCGTCCACCGGAAGATCCAGAACGTAAACTTTGCCCGGCGTGATCGCTGAAAGCTCCAACGGCTTATTCGCAAAATCCCACCCGATCAGCTTCGCGTCCGGAAGAAACTTGCGCGCGATCTCGCGACAGAAAACTCCGTCGTAATCGGCGCTGTGATGAATGACGGTAGGGCTCATCCTCCCAAAATCTCCACGGCTTTCTTGGCGACTTCCACCCAGGCATCGCTCTGCTTTTGTTTCTTGGGATCCGACCGAAAGTCTTCCCAACTGGGAAGCGGATCGTTGTTGAACGCCTTGCCACCAACGGCAACGCAGTAGTGATCGTACAACTGCCCGGCGATGTCTTCGTAGTCTGGCATAGCTTCAGTTGCGGTTGCGGTCATCTCCCCATTCCTGCCGGCTGCGGTACCCCTGGCGGCATCCCGTTGGGCATCCCGTTTCTTCCGCCACTGGCGATCTGGATGATCGTGCTGATCTGCTGGCTCTGTTGCTCCAATGTCGCGGTGAGGTGCTGAAGCACGCCTTCGATCTGCTGGATCGCTTTGCTGTGCTCCTCCAGCGTGGAGGCCATCTGCTGCATCGCCTGCTGGACTTGTTCGCCTGCCGATGGGCTCATTGGCTGGTTGCCTTTCGGGTCGTCGTCCGGCAGCTTCAAATCGTAGGCTCCGGACAGCCGCGAAAGTTCGTTGATGATTCCGGCTAGTTGATTCTTCGTCAAGGATTCCTGCACCGCCGGTATGGGCAAAATGGATTTGAGAAGTTCGCCCAGTGTCGCGGCGGCTTGCGTGTTGGAAGCGCGCTCCGCCCCGTCTCTGCTGGTGAAAATGAATTCGTGCTCGAGCCGGCCCTTGGCACCGATGATCGTCCCGGTGTAACGGCCAAAAGCCTGGGTCGCTTCCTCCTCGTCCATGTCCTCGATCTGCAGGCCGGCCTTCGCGATCACTTCCTTGGAGTAACGCGCGATCACCGGCACGCGAAAGTTTTGTTCGCCGTGAAACATGTACGACTCGTAAATGATCTTCTTCTTTGCGGCCCTGAATTCGTCCAGCGCGTCGGAGATGAAGTTGTAAACCGATTCCGTTGTTCCGGCGATCAGGTTGGTTTCCGTCGCGGAGATTTCCCGCGGGGCTGGCTGGCCCTGCTCCTGGGGCGACAGCGCCATCACGCGCTCCATGAGGCTCATCAAGCGGAGCATCGCCTCCATGACGAGCGTGATCTGCGTGGAGGATTTCGTTTCGATCAGGCTGATGATGTCCCCAACCTTGAGGTGAAGTTCCTCGAGCTTCGCGCGCGAAATTTCCAACACGGTAATTTCGCTGCGCCATTTCTTGCCGTGCGCGCGTTTGCGAAACTCCGTGCGCTGCTCCGGGCTCAGCACGTCGATGTCGAGCACGAGGATTTTCTGGTTGTCGCCAGTGAGCGCCAGCAGGAGGTAGCTGACCAGGTTGGTCATGTGATCCTGCCACGCAAGCAGCTCGTGACCGACGCCCAGGTTGAGTTGCCGATCGTCCTTTTCGTTGTAGGAGAGGACCGCACCCGGCGTTGAAGGCAGGATCTCCGCGTAGATGATCGTGTCCCAGCCGGCGACTACAAATCGCACCCACACTGGGTAAGGGTAGCTTCCAAATCCCCACTCCGATGGGATCAGCTTTTCGTAGTAGTTGGCGATGACGACCGACGTGTCGTTCTGTTCGCCGGAATAGTAACCGATCAAATTCTTGCGATCGTTGCCTGCCGTCACGTCCAAGAACGTGGCCGGCACCGCCGGAGGAGTGATCGTCGTGTAGTACTGGGAAAAATATTGGGCGTAAGTCTGGAAGAGGGACAGGTAAACCTGATTGTAGCCGACTTCAGTGCGGTTGAAGTAAAGCGGGTTGTTGTGGATCGATCCGAAACGCGCGACATCCCAAAACCCGATGTACTCGCAGCCCGAATCGGAGTTGAGACTTGCGAGCGTGTAAGCGTTGTCGCAAAAAACGCGGGACGGATGCGGCTTCACCCAGGCGAGCCCTTCCCGGGTGACTACCGCCTCAAATTCCGGTTTACTCTTGTCCTCCGGCGCCTTCTTCTTTTCAGCCCAGTGCATGTCCCGCTCCCACGCGCACCGGACGAAATCAACGGTGTGCCCGTACATGAGCCCATCGCGGTAAGCCTGGACGTCGGTGTGCCGATAATCGAATTGATCGGCCATGATGTCCGCGCGCTGGCTCATAATGTCCGCGCGGAGCTTTCCGACCTGGCTGGTGGACCGGCTCTCGTATTTGAAGTACGGAAAAAGGTTGTTGTACTTGTTGGACTGCGCGGCCAACCGGCGAGTCACCATCGAGCGCACCAGGTTGATGCTGACATCGAAGAAGCGCGGAAGGTCGATCCCGGTGATGTTCCCCTTCTCGTCTTTCTTGACAAATTCATCCGCGCACTTGAGATCCCTCAACTGATTCGCGCATGTGGCGGTGTCGATCCGGTTTTGCCCGTAGAGAACGAGCGGATAAATCTTGTTTGAGAGCGGCGGCGGTTCCCAGGCCAGGTCAACGGCGGAATAGAACTGATAATTTTTCAGCGAGAAATTGATGTGCTCCATCAGCCGGTTGTTGATCCGGTCCTCGAAAGTTTTCCGGAGCTTGCACCGTGCTTCGCAGAGTTTCTTGTCTTCCTCCGTCGCATCGACTGCCGCCGGCTTTGCGGTGAAGATTTCGCGCAGCGCCTTGTTGGTGGTACCCGTCTTCTCCAACGCTGCTGGCGAGATCATGCGGCTTTCTCCTCTTCGTTGCGCGGCTCGTTGGCCAGCTTAAAAGTCTTCGCCGCCATCGCGTCTTGCAGGCCGAACTGCCCCAGCTTGAATTGCAGGAGCCGGTTCCATTGGACCGTGAGTGTCATCGGCCAGTGATTATTCCGCGCGTAAATCGAGATCATGCTCGGCTCGAACTGCCCGGCCCAAGCGCACAATTCCCGGACTGAACAACGCATCAGTCTGGAAAGCTCGCGCACCTTCGCATTATCCCATTGGTCCAAGCCGGCGGCTTTGTAGTGAAATCGGATCGCCGCCATTTTTGGCGTCGAGATCTTATCGAGCCGACCGCCGAAGTCCATTCTCGGAGCGAGATCGAACTTTCGGATTTTGTCGGCCATCGTTTTTCGCGTGTTACCCATTACGGCGCGACGTAGGGTTCCTTGGCTCCGCCGGCGCCCATGACGATCATCACGGGTTCCTTGCTGGCGTCTGGCGTGATCGGCTCGGTCTCGTCGGACTCCTCGGACGCGACTTCCTGAACGGTTGCAGTGGCGCCGTTCTCATCCATCGAATCCAGTTGGAACTTGATCGTGAGCTCGTAGGACTCGCCGACGTTCCAACCGCCGAAGAGCGCTTTGAGATCCGGGTTGTTGGCGAAGTCGAAGGAGATTTTGTTTTTTTCGCTGGTCATAACACCGGAGAGTTGAACGCTCGCGCTTGCCGGAAGTCAAGCGGCATAAACCTGCGGGGTGACCACCTCGCCCACCTGCGGCCTCATCGATCCCTCGCCGCGCGCGGAGTAGTAGAGGAACGGATAGCTCCACGCGGAGAAGGCGTGGCCGAACCTGGACTTTGGTTTAGGTATCATCGCGTTATTCGGAGCGCATTCCAATTTCATGAAACTTTCCCGGCATCGTGTGCACGTGGCGCTGACGAGAACGTCGGCTTCCTGGAGTTTCTCCTTGGTCAACCGCACGCGCGTTTCAATGGAGAACGGCCCCTTCGGCGCGGCAACCATTTTGATCGTCATGCCGTGCTTTTTCGCGATGTCCTCCACGTCCTTGCAGTCGAAGGATCCCTTGGCCGCGCGGAACTGGTTGAAAGCCGAATCGTCGGAGATGTGCTGGAAACGAAACTCGGTTTTCTGCCGTTCGTTCCAATACTTCATCCGCTTGATGACGATGGGGACCAGGCGCGAGTAGGGCATGTACCGATCGATGTAAACGCACTCATCGAACATGATCCACTTGATCGCGGAGACGGTCGGGATGAATTGCTCGAAGATAATCGCGGAGTGCGCCTGGCCCAAGTCCCAGCCCAGTACGATCGGCTGGCCGACGATCGGCAGGATCCCCTCGTTTTTGAGCGCGTTGCCCCGGACGTGAACGGTCTCGTTGTAATCCTCGTGGAAGAGCGCGTCTTCGGTGCTGGCCTCCACCCATTCGCCCAGGACGTTGCGCCGGTACTCGGTGTCGTCGCCCTTCGTCGCGTCGAGGAGCCGCTCCCAATACTTTGGCGGCAGATTCTTTTTGTTGTCGTTGATCGGCAGGTGCAGGACGAAATAATTGTCGTTCCAGGATCCATCCGCGTTCACCGGCTGGATGAAGAACCGGATGTAAAGCCAGTGCGACGGCCCGGCCGGGTTGGCGGTGTAAACGATCGGTTGATGCGCGATGTGCGTGTCGCGCCCAAGCTGCTGGACCAGGTGCTTGAAGTAGGTGTCGGTTTCCAGCGTCTGCGCTTCGTCAACGAGAACGAACGTCGGCTCGATTCCCTTCACGCGCGGGGCGACGAACCCTTCGTAGGGCATGGAGACCAGGACGACGCGAGACCAGCCTCCAAACTTATTGCTGATCCAAATGTAGGTGTCCTTGTATTTGTTCTGGCGCGGTTCGGTGAACACGGCGCCCCCGCCCTGCTCCCATTCCGCGCGGATGAAGGTGTTGAGCTTGTGCCACGCGCCGCCTTCCTCGCCCTGCCGGCCCGTGGGAACGATCATCAGCGCGCGCGCGTTGTAATTCTCGCGGCAGTGATGAACCAGCGCGTGAGTGCCAACGACCGATTTCCCTGAATAGCGTTCCCCAAACAACAGCGTGTAAAGGTGCTTCTGGATTCTGTCGAAGGCGTGGCTCTGCAGGGGATTCAACTTCGGGCGGTACGGCCGGTAGAAAATTCCCTTGGGCTCACTGTCCGGCGCGACGTAGCCTTCCTCCTCGAAGATCTCCGACATAGCCAACATCTGTTCGGAGGATGGGAGACGATGATTTGCCATGCCTAATCATTGTGCGGCAGGTTGGGTTGGTCTGGCAAGTCATCGGCGGAAACTTTCGCCGCCGATTCGAAGCGCGTGTAACCGCGGAGGAAGGTCAGACGAACCTCCGGATAGGTAGGGCCGTTGCGTTGTTTGGCGATTAACAAATTCACCGCGGTTACTTCCGCGTTGTCCACTTCTTCGTCGTCATCGGCCTTCGGTTTGTAGAGCAGGCCGACAAAATCCGCGTCCTGTTCAATCGCGCCGGACTCGCGAAGGTCCGACATGCGCGGCCTTCGTTTCCCGTCGCGTTCCACGTCGCGGTTCAACTGGGATAGCACGATCACAGGGATAGCCAACTCCTTTGCCAGTGATTTTATCCCGCTGGAAATGTCGGCGATCTCCTGCTGGCGATTGTCCGCCTTCCGGTTGCTGGAATGCAGGAGTTGGAGGTAATCGATCACGAGAAGTTTGATCCCGAACTGCGCCGCCATGCGCCGCGCCTTGGTGCGAAGCTGGAAGATGGACAGAGACGACGAATCGTCGATGTGGATTGACGCCGATGAAAGTTTGCCGGCAGCTCCGGTGATCTTCGGGAAGTCCCGCTCGGCCAGGAATCCTTCACGGATGTTTCGAAGGTTCACACGCGCGCGCGAACAGAGCATCCGGAGCATCAGCGAATCAGCCGTCATTTCCAGGCTGAAAATTCCGACCGGAAGCTTCTGATCAACGGCGACGTGTTCGGCGATCTGAACGGCCAGGGCGGTTTTGCCCATCGACGGCCTCGCGGCAATGACGATCATTTCGCTGGTTTGAAAACCGAAGGTCATTTTGTCCAGATCGGGGAACCCGGTTGGTAACCCTGTCAGCAAACCCTGATGGGCGTGATAATGTTCGATGGTGGCGATCGCGCGCTGCGCCAGCTCCTTCGCTGTTGGAAGAACCTTGATGGTTGTCTGATCGCCCAGCTTCAGGATCGATTGTTCGGCCTCGTCGATAATGTCCTCGACGTCCTCCTCGCCGGCCTCGTAGGCCGCGCCGACAATGCTGGTGGCAACCTGGATAATTTTTCGAAGGCGCGCCTTCTGTGACACCATTTTCACGTACCACGCGACGTTGCCTGGAGATGGCGCGGCATCCGGGAGCGCCGAAATGTAGGCAACCCCACCGACTTCATCCAGTTTACGCATGGCCTTCAATCGTTCGCACAAGGTCAGCAGGTCGATCGGGACACGCTCATCGTGCATGGCCAGGCAATGGGCGAACAGGGTTCGGTGCCGAAGATCGTACATGGATTCGGGGCCGATCGTCCCACACTCGGGAATTGCCAGCCCGGGATCCAGGAGGATGCAGCCCAGGATGCCGCGCTCTGCATCGATGCTGTGCGGGGGAAGCCGATCTGTGGTTGGTGTGCCGTTTTTCATCGCTTCGTCTCCGGTTTGAGTTGGTTCCAGCGAATGTTGGCGATCGCAGCCCAAGACTGCGTTCGCTTTTTACCCGGGCAACGGCGCGAATGGTCGAGATCCAGCAGAAGGCGCTTGAACTTTTCGGGACACTCCCTGTAACGCAGCCGCCAGTTGGCCCCATAGGCACTGCACTCGTCGGGAGTGAAATACCCAGTGAGTTCAAAGATCGCTTCCTCCTCCCCTTTCAAAGGTACCTTTGAATCTGTACCTTTAATACAGTCCTTATTAGGGTACCGAAAACCTGAGTCTCTGGTTTCCTTAATCTCTGAACTTTCAGAGATTAAGGTTTTATTGATCTCTGACAGGTCTGTGGATTCGTAGATAACCCAACCGCTTCCACCCGTCTTACCGCCACAAAACTTCAACTCTGCATATCCAACCGAGCGCAACTCTTTCAGAGCTGATCGGACAGCAGTAGGACCATCCGGCCCCATTTTGGAAAGCTGTTCAGAACTCACAACCCAGTTTGGAGGGCGACTGAGAAGATAGGCCAGAAGCCCCCTGGCTTTCCAACTCAGGCGCTCGTCTGCGAGCGCCTTGTTTTGAATCATCACGTATCCGTGATCGTGGCGGGCGACTTTAATTATCGGCATAGTGCCTCCGGAGCTGTTGGAATTCCTTCTGATTCCAGGTACCTGTCCGCTATCTCCAATTTGGCAATTTCGATGTCGGAGTAGCTAGGACCAAGCGGGCCTAACGCTCCTATTTCGTAATTCTTCTTCAGGGCAAGGTAGGTCTCAACCGCTTTGTGAAGTTCCACGAGTTTATCCCATCGCGTTGGTCTAGGCATAATTCTACATGCAAAAAGCTGCCGCTGGTTCCGAGTCAAAGATGTGGATTGGCAACGGTAGGAACCAAACCCACCACGGAACCAACGGCAAAGTTAGTGTATCAGAACGACAGGTCTTTGAAACCCGGCGTCAGACTACCAAAGCGTTTGCACAGACGGCAACCCGGACTTATTGGAAAGTTATTCACAGGCTTTTCCCAATGGTATGACCAACCAGAGCAACGGGTTAATCTTCCTGGACCGGATCTTATACCCCATCTCTTTTGCCTCGACGTAAACGCGCGACGGTGACCGCGGCCACTCGAAGCATTCACCGCGCTGGATCATCCGGCGCGCGTGCGCGATTGAATCCGGAGCGAAGCAGGCGTCGAAGATGTTCACGGCCAGTCTTTGTAAAGCACGACGCCGTGCTTTTCCGGATCCAGAACCTCGACGGCGTTGACACATGGATCGGCGTCGAGAATCAATTTCGCTATGACCAGCGGATCGCTCACACCGACGTCGTTGATTTTGCGTTCGACCTTCAGCAACGCCGATTTGTCGAAAACCACGAAGCAACCACCGGGATCGGCATTTGGCATAGTCTCCTGGCGCCACACCCTCACATTGTAGCCGCAGACCTTCAACGGCGTCATCGATTCAAGGAGAAGATTCATAAAGATTATTTTTCCAACGGGTTAAGGTGAATTGAAGACAATGCTTGTTCGAGCGCTTGCTGCAATGCCAGCCAGCCTTCCTGGGTACCGCCTTTGTCCGGATGCTCCGTCTGCGATCGGATTCGATACGCCTCCCTGATCGCCGTTTCGTTGGCCCACGAGCTGACGCCCAGGATCACCCACCATGCGCTGCCTCCAGTCCGCTCGGGGATCGCCAGGTACCCGCGAAACGCCTGTTCGACGTTGGTGCAGCCCCAGCGGTGCCGTCCGCGCTGCGCCTCGATGTCCTTGCCGATCGCGTAAATGTTCCAGGCCACGCGGTTCCATTTGTCACAGGAAAGAACGACCGGCCGTTGATGATTCTTCCCGCCGCGCGAGAACACCAGGTTGAAGTAGATCGCAACGCCAGGATCGGCAGGTTCACTCTGGTCGGAGTACGGCGTCCCGTCGCGTTTGTAGCGTAAGTTGCTGGAAATAATTACAGTTCCGTCTTCGAAATCATAACGCCTGGTATTCAATCGGTTGATCTCCTGCAGGACGAAATCCACGGCGCCGGCGACAGTCTTCAGATCGAACCGCGCATAGCCGCGCTGATGTGGCGGCGTCCTGGCAATGTTCTCAGGCCAAGACAATGGAAATCTGGTGATCTCGCTCACGGCAACGCCTTGCGCACCAGGGACGGCCCCTTCCTCTTGCGCTCAATCAAACCGTGAAGCGTCACGTTCACAATCTGTTTGGCCTCCTTTTGCGTGATCTTCTGCGGGGTGTTCCTGCGCGCTTGGTAGATGACTTCCTCCATATCGCCGACGCTCACGCGGCAGCAGCCGGAGAATTGCTTCGCGTCCATGATCCCCTTGAACGCGGTGTACGCGGCCGGGATGTCCGTGACGTGCCGGACCTCATCCCCAGGCTCCAGCACCCAGCCCGGGATCGTGTCTGGCATCGCTTCGATGATTTTCTTCGCGTCCTCGTAACGGTCCTCCAGGAACTTGGCCAGCTCCCTACGGCGGGACAGGAACATGTCCCATTGCTCGCTCGTCCACGTGACCGATGGCATGTGCTGGAGTTTCTCGAGGGCCATGATCCAGGACCGGTACTCCCCGCAGATCGGTTTGCACGGGCAGAATTGACATTGGATTTCCCCGGCGTAACGCGGGGCGTTCTCCTGATGGGCGGCGTCCCAAATCTCGTCAATCTCCTTCTTCGCCGTGGCGATGTCGTCCCCGGTGTAGAAAACGATGTCGGCCTTGTTGGCGCATCGCGGCTGGATGATCGCCCCGTAGAATGGCAGCAACGGATCCTGGGCCAGGATGAATTCGAAGAAGTCGGCCTCCATCCTCTCCGACTTCTCCACGACATCCATCTGTTCGGGCTTCAAATCGTCCCGGGGCGAAAGCGGCTCAGAGGCGGCTCTGTGAAGCCGGGTGCCCTCCGCCGCGTCTTCAGACCGGTCATCCTTCCAAAGCCCCTGGGCGGTCATGCTGCGCTCCAAGGCCAGTGAACCAGGACAAAGACTGAACCGTAAAAGCGAGCTTGGGCGGAATTCCTCCTCAACCCCGATCGCCGGGGCTTTGCCTTCCGCATCCTCCAGCTCCGCGAGCGGCAACATCACCAGGTAACACCTGAGCTGCATGTTGACGTCGGCTGGTGGGACTTCGCCCCGGCCGAACTTGCGGTCCAGGACCACGGTGACACCCAGCTTTGGGTACCGGCGCACCAGATCGGGCCGGCCCAGGAATATCGGCTTGCCGTCCCTCATGTAAACGTGGCGTTCCTCGTTCAACTCAACGTAGAAGGGTGGTTTCATGGTTTGTCTGTTATCAGGGCAAGTCGCACTGTTAATCAATGGTTCTGCTGCTTCGGTTCAGCGATGTCGCGAAAGCGATGCACTCTACAATCGGGGTTAAAACATTGACGGTGCGGCCAGTCACCCATGACCGACATTCCCTCAAAGCCGCAGGCCGGACAGCATTCCAAAGACTCATCCGCAGCAGAACAAACCGGCTGGAGCGAACCGGGCTGAGCTTTCTCTTTTTCAGAGTCCAGCGGCCAGCAATCTCCTGGGTGTGCTAGTGCCATTTATGTCTTTCCGCCCGGTCGCTCACCCGGGGCGTTAGCCCGCCGATTCCATTCCGTGAGTTGGAAGTCATAGACGAGTTGGCCACGCAGAAGACAGGTCGAGTCGTGCTTGCAGTAGATGCGCGGTCCATGTGGCGCGTTCACCAATGCCGCTTCCACTCCGCAGAATGGACACGGCAGAGGACGCGGCGGGCTAACCACCGGCTGGAGCGAACCGGCAGCCCGCTGGTCTTCATTAGGATTTCTCGATGTCATACTCATGGGTCATTCTACCGGTCGCTCACCCGGAGCGTTCGGCGAATCACGGACAGCAATAACCATCGTCAGTAACAAGCCATTTCCTGCGATGCGGGTCATAAATGGCACCCGTCGATGCTATCCACGTCTCGACGGCTTTCTTAATGCACCGATCATATTCCTCTCTTCTCATGCACCCCATGAGGTCCGTAAAATTGCCCACGATGAGACACCTTGCCACGACCGCTGTGCATTGCCTCGCCACCGCTGCCGCCGCTTCATGGCGTTCATTCTCTGTCAGCAGAACTTTTCCGGCCTGCTCCTCAATTTCCGCCTCCGACCACCACTTGTTTGCCATAGTGATTCGCTTTCAATATCCATCGTAGAACGGGCTTCCGTATTGCTCGGAGAGCGCCACCAAAAAATGAGCCAGTGCCCTGGCCTTGGCGATTACGGTTTCCCGCATGTGACTCTTCCACTCATCCGGGATGGTTCCGAAGTCCTCGTAGAATACCATGTCTCCCCTCGTGTCCTTCACGCATACGCCAGCAGCGTTGTCTTGGTCGAGATACCACGGTAAGGGACAGACTCGTTTCAGTTGCTCCCAATTCGCCGAACACTGCGCTCCAGCGAACCGGCGCGCGCCTTCGGGTTTATCTGTGGTCTCTGGCATATTCAGGAGTCTCCGGTTGTGCGCGCCGGTCGCTGAGCTTGGTCGTTAGCTGGCAGAGCACGCACGTAGGATTCGATGAGCTTCGCCTTCCAGTCTCGCCGGCCATGTTCGAGGTCGCAGACATACATTGCGCTGTATCCCATTCGCCGCGCCATCTCGCGGCCAGATATTCCAGCGGCTTCGCGTGCCGTTTTCATCCGCAGACCGATTTGCGCCGGGTCACACACCGTCCCGCTTCCGCCGCATTGCGGGCAGACACGCTCCGGGATGCCAGCTAACAACTCACTGGAGCGAACCCGGCCATTGCGTTTTGGTTTCAATTCGGGAGTCTTCATGGCACTTCCGACCAGATCGGTGCATTGCGGTCTTTTGGCGCGAAAGAACTGGTGCGCCATTCGATCAAGATACCCTTCCGTTTCAGAGCACGCGCCGCCGATATGATGGGCAGTCGGCCATTTCCGCCGAGATCGGCTTGCATATTGCAGGCGTGCTTTACCGCCCTGAGCACGCGCTGTTGAGTAGGCGAAACCGTGCCATAACCAATCGCTCCAGCGAACCCGGCTTTTGCGTTTACGACATGGGTTTCCAGCACTGAGACTAGAAATTCATTTTTGCCCCTGTCCTGCGAGAGTTGCAGCCACCCATTGCGTTTGCCACAACATTTCCACCAACCCCGTTCATCAGTGATTTTGACCAGATCACCAACGCGCACAACACGGCGACGACTTGGTTTCATGGTTTGTCTCTGTCGCAGAATGCGGTTGGGCAGTCGGAAAAGGTGCAGTGGTCCGGATCGGGGCAGTATTTATGGCCCTTCGGCTTGGGATGCCAGGGAGCTTGGTGTCCATGAATCGCGCACAGGATGTTTGCCGTTGCGGCCATGCAGCCGGCTGCGATCCATTCCACTGTGTCATCGTCCGATTTCGCAGCGGCCGCGCGCCAGTATTTGTATTCCGCAAGGACGATGGCTTCGATCTCTTCAGGAGTCATAAAAAATCCGCCGGGCGCTCCTATCACTCCTGGGTTACGGGAGTGAGCCCCGGAGCGCCCGGGTCAGTGACAAACGGGTCACCAAATTGGCGTTACGGTTGGATTCTATCCGTAACCTGGGCGGATGCTGCAGACAGAGCCATCCCAGGCCGAAGCCTTTCACTTCCCCGTAACATTTGCGACGGTTTCGCGTGCGCCTTTCTCCCTTGCGGGGTGGTGGACAGGCGCGCAATGCCACCGCCTTTCGGCTCGGCCACCGACAACGCTTTCTGCCCAGCAGACGCCTCGCGTGAATTGTTCATTTCCTCGCCGCGTGCCTTCGGTTAATCCGGATCTGCCCGGCGATCGCCTCGATGTTCTCCGCGAGATCCTCCAGCACGTCATCGGGCAACTGGACGATCTGTTCGGTGGTAGGCTCGCAGAGCTTCCGGAATTTCAGCACGTCCAGAACTTCGGTTTCCGTGATTTTCTGCGCGCCGATCAACTCGTAGCATTTTGCTGCAAGGACGTTGGACGGAGCCGCCGGAGCGCTGCCGAATAGTTCGCCTGCAGGAGCGGCAGGAGCTTCTGGCGCCTTCGGCGGTTCCGGTTCCTGGGGCGGGGCTGCCATGGCCGCTTTCTTGGCCGCACGCGCATCGCGCGCCTTGGCCATACGCGCCTGGGCTTCGGTCATCACCGGATCCCCAGCCTGCGGGGTAGTTGCTGCCGGATCTTTGGCCGGTTCAGTCTTCGCAGGTTCAGTCTTTGCCCCTTCGCTGGCAGGGGCCAGACCGGCGGCAGCTTCCGCTTTCTTATCCGCTTCGGCCTTCTTCGCGGCCGCTTCCGCTTCGGCCTTCTTTTTCTTTTCCTCATCGAACTTGGCCGCTTGTGGGGCCGATGGGGTTGCGATGTCGAAGAAATCCTCTCTTTTACCCATGCCATCCTTCAGGGACGTGAAGATCTTCCGGAGAATGACCATTTCCTGCTCCGAAACTGCGCTCAACTTGTGTTGCAATCGGCGCTCCAACATCTCCACGGACACCTGGAAGTCGGCGAACGCCGTCACCATCTTGCGAACGCGATCCACCAGCGGTTCGGTATGCCCGGTCTTCAGGGTTTTATCGCATTGCTCGATCGCGGAGTCGATGATGTCGCGAGGAATCACCGCTTCCATGCAGGCCCGCTTCCGGCGCGCGGCGAAATTGGCGACGTGCTCGTATTGGTCCCTTGGATCGGTCAGCTTCTCGATCCCGGCGGTCTTCGTGTAGCGTTCGTGCCGCACGGTGAAGGTTTTGAAGTCGTGCGCGTTAGTCTCCAAGTCCCAGGCGATCGCCATAACGCGGCTTTCCCCGTCCACGTTGTCCAGCTCGATGACGCCACTCTGGAAATTCCCCCATTGCTGGGCGATCACCTCCAGAAGTCTGATGGATGCGCCGCTGATTTGCGTCCCGCCGCGCGCGTAAAGGTAGGTTGCCTCCTCCGCGAGCCCGGGCCGCTTGCACGCCTCGATGATTCGCTGGAAGGCGGCGTGCTGATCGCGCGGGAATTTTTTGGCGACAACCAGGGCAGCCTGGATCTGCTGCGCTTCACGGGATTGGGCGAGCTGGACAAGCGCAGACTGGTCATTAGCTGCCACGGCGAAAGGGTTTTCACTCATAGTGCCGATGAGATTCAAACCCGCCTTGTAATTTTGCAAGCGAAAAAGCGAAAATTTCGTTGACCGCGCTTTGAAGGCGGCGGATAGTCACTGGCCATGCCAGCGTATTACACACGGCGAAAGGATGACCGGAAATTTTTAAGCTACACCATCCGGCTGCCGGAGGAGATGGACGGTCAACTGAGCAAGCTGTGCGCTGGCGGCAAGACCAAATCGCGGATGCTGGCCGAAATCTGCGAGCGCGCGCTGCGCAAGCCGAAGCTGCTGGTTATCCTGATGAATTCCCGATGAACGCGCAATCCCTAGCGAAGTCGTTGCAGAACGAGCTGGCCTCCTACAAAGCGGACATCGTAGTGACAGCGAACCTGTCCGCGCCTTCGGCCATCCGGTTAATCGCGATCCTGCAAGTTGCCTCCCGGCATCCGGAGATGCCGCCGTCGGAATTTGACTTCATCAAGATGATGGTCGAGAAGACCGCGCAAGGCTTCAAGCCGGAGCATACGGCGATCGCCGAAGTGATCCGGCGCGGCTGGGACCAACAGTACGACAAATCCTTTGACGCATGACCACCCAGGAAGAGATTGCCCAAAAGATCCACGATAAATGCGACGAACTGACGCTGCTTTTACGGGACGCCAGGCACGTGGGGTTGAAGGCCGTCATCACGCACCGGGATTCGGATGAGATCTTGGAGATCTTGGCTAGAGTGCGCGATGACTACGTGTTCGCCGTGATCATTGAGCGCCGGTCTCCGCCAAAGAAGTTCCTCCGACGTCCTCCGCCGCCGGAACCTGGCAGCCTGGCCGGGGGAGCGGGGGTGTCCGGCACCTGGGTCGACACTGAGACGGTTACCACCCAAACCCCTGTCGCTCCTCCGCCGGCAGATTCTCCGTCGCCCAGCAGTGCTTTTTGAACAATGCCAGAAAAGGAACATAGCAGCCGCAGCCCAAAGGCGAGCCCGAATACGGACGGCAGCGTCGAAGATCTTTTCCGTAGATTGGACACTTCGGACAAACTTTTATCTTTCCTCTCCATTTACGTCGCCTATTTGCGGAGAAGAACTGGAGGAGAGATCCACGCCACAGCATGGCCCATAGCAGAGACACAGTTGAAGCAAACCGGGATTCTTCCCGGAGGACTTCCCGCCATTCCGCGAAGCGGGCGGGCTTGAAACCGAAGATTCGCATGTGAAGATCCTACTCGCCATCGACCCGGGAGCAAGCGGAGGCATCGCGTATATGCTGGGCAATTCGATCGCCAGTTGCACCGTCTTCCCGCGGCCCGACACGGAGGGCGAGCTGCTGGACCTGATCCGCTCCATCGTCGAGGAGACTGGCGGAGAAGAGGCCCGGGCCGTGGTTGAGGAAGTCGGCGGATACATCGGGGAGGACCAGCCGGCCTCCAGGGCGTTTACTTTCGGGCGTGGGTACGGTTACATCCTGGGCGTGCTGGGCGCGCTCAACGTGCGCGTGGAACTGATCAAACCGCAAGCCTGGCAGAAGGCGCTCGGGCTCGGAACTTCGGGCCGGACCAGGGCATCGCGTGGGGCCAGTGAAGCGGAGAGGAAAGCCGTGCGCGATTTCAACGCCGGGGCGAAACGGGATTGGAAGAACAAGCTGAAGGAAAAGGCGCAGCAGCTTTTTCCGACGATACCCGTGACGCTGAAGACGTGCGATGCGCTCCTGCTGCTGGAGTACGGGCGGAGGACCGGCGGATGAAAACCGAAGCTGAAATCCAGAAGGCGCACGACATCCTGGTCGAGATAATTCTCAACCGCGTTCCCAATCCGTTCCCGCCGAAGACGCGGGAATTGCTGATGGCACGGATGGATGTCCTGTGCTGGGCATTGGATCATGACCACAACAAGAGCTTCGAAGAGAATCTGGAGAAGATTCAGAAATTCCTGGCGCAACTGGGCTACTCGCTGAACACAGCCGCCGCGCCATTCACCGAGGACACGCATCCGATGGGGCCGACCACGGGAATACCTACGTGAGCCGAAACCGAAAACCGCTGGACATCTCCAGTTTCACTTTGCTGCCCTGCCCGTTCTGCGGCGGGAAGGCTGACATCGAGCTTATCGAAAACGGAATCGAGACCCGGAAGGTTGCGGGCTGCAACACCAAATTTTGCCAGGGCTATCAATCGGCGCACGCCTTCGCTACCTACAAGGAAGCTGCCGCTGCATGGAACCGTAGAGCCAAGTGAAGAAGTTATGGGAGACAAGACTGCAATTCAATGGACCGATCACACGTTCAATCCGTGGATCGGTTGTGCCAAGGTCTCCGCCGGCTGCACGCACTGTTACGCCGAGGAGCTGATGGACAAGCGGTACGGCCGCGTGCATTGGGGCAAGGGCCAGCCGCGCGATCGGACGAGCGCGGAGAACTGGAAGCTGCCGCTGCGCTGGAACGCGGATGCGCTGAAGGCGAATCGTTTCGACCGCGTATTCTGCGCGTCCCTGGCCGACTGGCTGGATGAGGAAGTGGACGCGAATTGGCTGGCAGATTTGCTGGGGCTGATCGGGCGGACACAAAATCTGCATTGGCAACTTCTCACCAAGCGGCCGGAGAATTGGGAAAGCCGCATGGGGATCGTTCAGGGATTATTTCATCAACCGAGCACGGAGGCGGCGATTGCGAAGGGATGGCTGGCCGGAACGCCGCTGCGCAACGCGTGGATCGGCGTCAGCGCGGAGGACCAGGGGAACTACGCTCTCCGGATCCCGCGCATGTTCAAGATCCCGGCGAAGACCTACTTCGTATCGGCGGAACCGCTCCTGGGGCCGATCAAGCTTGAAGGTTACAGAAGGCCGGACTGGCTGATCATCGGCGGGGAGAGCGGGGACAAGGCCAGGGAGTGCCGCGTTGAATGGATCAGCGATTTGCTACGGCAATGCCGGCAGCTTGGTATCGCGCCGTTCGTGAAGCAGATTGGATCGTATCACTCCTGGCCCTTCGGCACAGATCAGAGCGCGACTCTTCTGAAGCTCAAGGACAAAAAAGGCGGCGATCCTTCGGAATGGCCGGAGGAGCTGCGCGTGAGGGAGTTCCCGAAATCATGATGACGCGCGTTGACATCGAGAAGAACATCGAGGCGGATGACACCCCGTTCACGCTGCCGTTCTGGCTGGCAGGTCTGCTGGTCAAAGAATGCCGGCGCCAGGGATTGACCACCTTCGGGTACCACAGCGAAGGAGTCTTCGAAGTCGCTTTCACGGTCAAGATCACGAAGAAGGAAAAGAAATGAGCAATGGCACGATCATGAAGAAGGAGAAAAAGACATTCATCGTGACGGCGACTGTCAACGGCAAGCTGGTTGGAACAAAGCATGTCACGTTCACGGACGAGAAAGGCACCGGCTTCGAAGGCGCGGCGTTCGCCTGTGCGCTTCTGCAGACCGAGCAAAGGCTCAGGGAGGAGTTGCTGAAATTGAAATGGGAGGAGGAAAAGAAATGAGCGATGAATCCAAAGGCGGCATAGCTTTTCAGAAGGGACCGCCGTGCTCGGTCTGCGGCGGTACCGGCAAACCCGGCGGCAACGACGCGTCCTGCATCTGCATGGGAGCGGGTACCATGGAGGCGGAGATCAAGAATCTCCGGGACGGGTTCAACGCGCTGCGCCTGGAATTCAACGCGATCACGACGGCCCTTCGCCTGCTGGGCTACCGGATCGATAAACCGTCTCAGATCCTGGGCTGCGTGGAATCGCTTGCCAAACAGCTCAAGGAAGCGGAAGACGAATACGTGAAACTCAAAAGGCAGAGGGTCAAATGAGCGAACCAACTTTTCCGGAGTGCTCTAATTACGAACAATTCCGCGCTGAATTGGGGAAGCTGCCGATGACATGGTATCCTGACTTGTTGCGGGCGATGACGGTTTACGCGGTTCACAAGAAGGTGTTCCGGCCTGGAAGGCTGGCTGACTTTGTTGCCGAAGTTGAACGGATTGCTCCGATGGTTTCCGGCGAGGAGCCCGGCCGGCAGCTTTGCCCGCATCATCCGAACGTGGATTACCGGGCGGCCTGGGGATGTCCGGATTGCGTTGAGGAGCTGCGCGTCAAACTCGCCGTGACGCGCGGCCTGCTGGCAGAGGCACGCCCGCTCGTGATGGGTTTCCTCTGCGATTGCGCCAACCCGGGGAACGGCGATCTGCTGAACCGAATCGAAGCGGATCTGAAATGAGCCCGGGCATCTACCAGCGCGAGGACGGCACCGTTTACTGGCTTCGCCAGGACGGGCGCTGGCAGTATCTTTCGCCGCTGTTCGGCGAGTGGCTAGACGTATTCGACCAACCCAACAACGAACTGGCGCGCTACCCGAGGAACCTTGGAAGGTTTATTAACGACCTTAACGATGGCCCACGTCCTAATTCGTAAACGGTTTGATCTTCCGGAGCCGACGAGCTGGATTCTGTATTGCGAATGCGGCCAGATCTTCGGTTCGGTCAACGCCAACACCATCGAGAATTGTGTCGGCGACATCCTCGACACGCACCGCGAGCACGTGCGGACTGTCACCGGGTACCTCGCCCTTGAACTTGACGTGGAACCGCTCAACCCGAACCGCACGCTTATCCAGCGCGCCTGCGACGTGAATCAAAAACTTTACGATCTGCCGGAGAGCAAGGAAGGTTACCCATGACATTCGCCGAAGCTGAGGCCGCGCTGAAGATGGCGCCAGAGGACGATCAACTCTCCCAGGTCGAGCCGAACATGACGCGGCGAAATCTCAAATACAACGCGCTGCGCGCCCTGAACAATCTGAAGCACCGCTTCGCCGTCACCCCGATTCAGGATAACTTCGCGCATTACATCGCGCAGATCGCCCAGGACTGGACCGATCCAGTGACCCTCTACTATTTATGACCCTCACCAATTCGGCGGGGTGCTCTGCACCTGGAACACGGAGGAGCTGGCGAAGAGGAAAGCCAAGGTGGAAAGCGGTTACCAGAACGCCGCCGAATTCCTGGGCTCGCACTTCGGACCAAACGAGGTGATCAAAACCGCCAAGCAAAAAATGATGGAGGCGGCACAGGAGCGCGCCGAAACCGCCCAGGCCCGGGCAGCGAACAAGATCATCGCCGAACAGGAAACGCGCATCAGGAACATGGCTTACGGCGCAATGGGCGCGCCGGCCCCCGGAACCGATCCCTATTGGGATTCGCTGCGTGAGAAACAGCTTCGCGGGATGGCCAACTTCATGCCGAAGTTTGATCCCACCGTGATTGAGAACGTGCCGATGACCGATGAGATCCTGGCGAAGCTTCGTCAACTTCGTCAACTCCAGGCCGCAGCTTCCACAGGTAATACGCAGAAGCGTGACAATCCGCCATCTCCACCGCCGGAACCGGAGAAGAAGCCGGAGCCCAAGCCCGATCCGAAGTCGCCCACGTTCGTTCTGAAGCGGCCGAAGCTGTGTTGAAAACGCGGGACCAACGGCTGATAAAAAGCCGCCCTGTCAAGTTTGGCCGGGCAAGTTACAAAGGATTTTTATGAACCAGCAAAATATCTCTACGTGCGGGCTCCCGTTCGACACCCCGGAGGCAATGGTCCGAATGTTCAAGGCGCAACGATCCGGCGCCTCCCCGGAGTTTCGTCGTGTGTTGGATGGCTTGATTGAAAAGTGGGAAGGCTGGCACGGCACGACCTTTCGTTACCTCTGGCTCGGCGGCAGTGTTCGCATTGTGAATTTCGATGAGCTGAAACGGATGGTGGTGATGCTATGAACGGTGAGCCCGCAACCTACACCCTGCTGGAAGGGGACGCGCTGGAGAAACTGCGCTGGCTCGCCGATGATTCGGTTCACTGTGTCGTCACCTCACCGCCCTACTGGGGGCTGCGCGATTACAAGACCGCCGGCCAGATTGGCCTGGAGAAAACCCCGGAGCTTTGGGTTGCGCGCCTGGTGGAAGTCTTCCGCGAAGTCCGCCGCGTCCTTCATCCGAGCGGTACGCTCTGGCTCAACGTGGGTGACAGTTACTCTTCCGGCGATCGCGCGACGTGGCGCAGCGGAGTCTCCGACAACAAGGGCCAGCAGGTTCTTGATGACATGCCGCGACCGAAGACCCCGCCAGGAATGAAGGCGAAGGATCTCATTGGCCTTCCCTGGATGCTCGCCTTCGCGCTGAGAGCTGATGGATGGTATCTGCGCCAAGACATCGTTTGGGCCAAGCCCTCCTGTATGCCCGAATCGGTCACCGATCGCTGCACCAAAAGCCACGAATATATTTTCCTCCTCACAAAGGAACCGCAGTATTTCTACGACATGGAAGCGATCAAGGAGCCGGTCACCGGAGGAACGCACCCGCGGCGTGAGGGAGCCAACTCGCGCATGAGCGTCGAGCGTCAACCTGGCAAGGAGAATTCCAAACCCAACCCGTCGCGCTACTCGCGGATCCCAAGCGGCTGGGACACCGGGCCTGGCAATCATCACGGGCGCTACGAGCATCAGCAGCCGAAGCTCCCCGGTGTCACCCCGAAATCGGCGCCGGCAGGCAGCGGCACCAAGGCCAACGAATCCTTTCACGCCGCTTGCGTCGATCTTGTCTCCAACCGAAATAAGAGAAGCGTCTGGACCATCGCCAGCGAGCCTTACCCAGGCGCGCACTTCGCCACCTTCCCGACCGAGCTGCCCAAACTCTGCATTCTCGCCGGCACCAGCGCGCGCGGCGTCTGCCCTTCCTGCCTGGCGCCGTGGGAGCGTATCCTCGAGGACGGCCAGCCCGATCTCGCCCACCAGCAGGCGTGCGGCGGAGATGGCAACGGCGATTACTTCGGCAAAGCCACCAAGGATTATTCCTCCGCCAACGCCCAGGATCCAGCGGCTACCAAAGCGCGCATCCTCCGCGGCATGGTCGAAAAGAAAACCATCGGCTGGAAACCCACGTGCGATTGTTCCGAACCTCCAATCCCCGCCACCGTCCTGGATCCTTTCGCCGGCAGCTTTACCACGTGCGCCGTCGCCCTGGAACTTGGCCGCTCCGCCATCGGCATCGAGCTTAATCCCGACTACATCGCCCAAGGCCAGGAGCGCCTCGCCAAGGTCACACCGGGGCTGAAGCTTTTTTGAACCATGACCATCGAGGCAATCGACGCAAACATAAAGTGGCTCCAGGATCGCCTCTACATGGCGCGCCGAATCCTCATGGCCGATGGCGTCGAGCATCCCGTATTCGTCCTGCTGACAAAAACGCCGGAGGAACGCGCCAAGATCGAAAATCTTTTCCTCAACTACTACCGGTCCATGTACGGCGACATCCAATTTGTGAAGTCCATCCGGCCAGGCTCAAATTGCGCGGGCATCACCCACCTCGAATTGCCCGAACTTTGCGCCTCCATCGCTCTCATCGACATCTGAGTAAATCGTCATGCCGGCGGCTGACTTTTGAATGACTCGGTGATCCTGCGCACCCGCTTCCCAACCGGCATCCCGTCCCGGTCGATCTCCCCTGCCTCCAGCTTCCGCACATACTCCCGTTCCCCAGGCAATGGCTTTCCAGACCCGCCACCTGCCGCAGCCACCTGCGCCTTTTGCCTCTCCCGCCATCGCGCCTGCGCTTCCTTGTTCTGCTGTCGCCGTTTCTCAGGATCCCTCGTCGCCCGATACTTCGCCCCGTTCACCACCAGGTAATCAAATTGCCCGATCCGCACCAGCCTCCGCCCGTCCGATTCCTTGCTCCGCGATTCTCCATCCGGCGAACACAGCATCTCGATCGCCCCTGCCACTTCCTTCTCAGGCTCCCCCAATATGAACGCCAGCAGCTTCGGGTTCAGTTCCACCTCCATCCGCTCTCCTCCATCCCCCCGCGGCACCATGTTCGCGATCACATAACCCATAACCGCAAAGACCACCGCCCCCTTCCCGATCATCGATCCTGTGTACATGCTCGCGTGATGCTTCCCAAACCCGACCAACGCCGGTAATGGTGATGTCATTCTTCCCAACCCCTATACCAGAACCTTAAAACCGTAAGCAAGCAATAATCCGATGTAAGCACGTAATCGGCATATCAGCCGCAATCCGCCCAAGCAGAAGCAGAAGCAGAGGGGGTACAGGGGGAGACTATCTCTCTATCCCAAAATCACCCCAAAATCGTAACTTCTCCCCAACCGCATTTTCAAGAGAGTAGAGAAGAGGGGCTTGTCAAGGATCCCGGCGCGCGCCCGCGACCCCGGAACCCCCCCTGGGTCGAAGCCGAAATCGGCCTGGAATAGGGCTTTGGAACGTCAATTCATTCTGTAAACCCTTGCAATCCAGCCTTGTGTGGCTTTGTCATGCCGCGGCATCCCGTCAAACCAACGGTTTCAGGCAAAAAGCCCAGTAAAATCAATGCCATGTAGCCGGTGACATGGTGAAGGAACACCGCACTCCGCCAGACCAAGCGCTGGAATACGGCATTCGTGGCAAGCGAAAACTTGCTAGTCTCTTCCCCATACAAGACTGAAAACAACGTGGGCGTTGTAAAGTTCCAATGCCGTGGGATAACGAACCTTGCCAAAGGGATACTGAAGCAGTCAAGCCAGTCACTTCTCCCCGATAGCTGACGTTGCAAGTAAAGTTTCGAAAAGTAGCAGCAAAACACCTAGAAAGGCCAACGACACAAGCGCAATGGGCATTGTCCGAAAGGTTGCGTGATTGAGCAAAGCCGAAAGTATGGGTGAACAGGGAGTAGGGGAAAATTGCACTTTGAAACCTGGCAATACGAAGTTCCGTATACATCTTAAACTGTTACTTGCCACGCGGCATGTCAGACAGACGGGTAAACTCACGAAGGGTACCGCTGAAAAAAACACCTAGCAAACAAGCGAACGACGGCAGGGAAAAATCATAGTAGGCCATTGAATTGGCTGAATCCAATCTGCCGTCTGTTCGTTCCAATCCAATCTGAGCGCGCAAGTTCTCAGTGTGGATTGGAACTAACAAGTTCCCGATTCTGTTACACAATAAGCCAGAGTCGAAACAATCGGTACAAACCAGAAAGTACAAACAGTTATGATCAAAGAGTTAATTCAAGCGGCCGGCGCAAGTCGGAATGGCAAGTCCAAGGTTGCATCCCTCGTGAATGCGAGCCCAGCAGTGAACGCGCGGCGCGCTCAGCCTGCATCGGTTGCGGCGCCGAAAGTCGAAGAGCCCAGTGACGCGGATATTGACAATGGTTCGGAAGATTCGTTCGGTGACGAAGAGCACACTGCGTTGAAAGCGCGGTTCATCGATGCTTTGACCGCGCATTGCAAGGCGACGGCGCCGTTGAGTGAAGTAGTCGCCGAAATGATCGGGCAGGACATTGAAAGGGACGAAGCAATCGATTGGGGGATTGAGTCGGGATTGAGTGAAGGCTATGTCCGCTCGACAGTCAGCAGCTTGTATATCGCGCTCACTGGCAAGCGCCAAGTCAAAGCGGGCGGCGGCCGCAAGGCGAACAAGGGCGCAAGGGCTTGCGCGATTCGGGCTCTGAAGGAATGCGAGACCGTTTCCGATGCGAAGGCATTGCTTCTCGCGGCGCGCCGGCTGATCGAAAAGTGGGAGAAGGCCGGCTCGACTGAGAAGGAATTGGCCAAAGGATAATCCCTGGTTCCGGCTGATTCTGTTACAGAATGGTGCGCTCTGCCCCGGATGTTCCACGTGGAACGTCTGCTGGGCAGAGCGCGGCATTCACCCAAGGTGAAACCGTCGCAAGTCAAATAAACCAAGCCCATTGTGTAACACAATGGCAATTCCGAAAGAACCACAGTTATGAAGAACAACACCAACACCAACGGCACGGACAACACCAACGGCATCACGGCGGCGCTGAGCGCGGATGGCAAGTGCCTCGTGGTCTCGCTGCCCCTCATCCTGGACCAGGGCAAGAAGACCAAGAACGGCCGGAACTACGTGGCGGCGTCGAGCGGCGACTTCCCCAAGAACTGGGTCACGCTGGTCGTGGATGGGGAAGAGATCGGGTTCAACGCCATCGCGTTGGTCAAAGACCCGACGCATCCCGACAATCAGCCCAAGGTCGAGCCGGTCAAGCCCGCGATGCCCAAATTCTTCCAGAAGAAGGCCAGCTCGGGCAAGGTGCAGGGCAATGGCACGGTCAATCGCCTGAAGCCGGCCAGTGTCCAGTAATCGGCGGCATTGTGTGACAGAATGATCTGAGTCATGCGGTCTGCCCGGGACAGTGCACCGGGCAGCACGCAGCACTCACGCTGCAGATCAACAACCAAACCGAAAGCGAGAAAACAGTTATGAGGAGAGTCACTGAAACCACGTGGACCTGGAGGGTGAATACACCCAACGGGATAGTCCTGATACCGGATGTCCCGGTGTCTGTCGCAATCAGACGGGCCGGGATGTTCGGGCCGGAGTCAGTCACGCCGGCGACCGAGGAAGAACACCGGAGCGCCGTCCATTCTGTCACACAATGCCAGGAAGGAGCGGGGCGATGATCACCTACAAATACGACGGCGAACCGCTCGAATGCCTGGCCAGAACGGTCGAGTTCCTGGTGATGAGCACCGATTCATGGGACGTGAACTTCGCCGTGGTCAAGGCGCTGTCTGAAACCCGGCCGTTCATCGACCAGTTCCCGGACTGGGAAGTGGACCGGCTGTTCGCGGCGGAGCTGAAGAAGAGCATCGGGTTCCGCAGTCAACGGCTCATGGCTATCCGCACCGTGCTGGGCAACCGCGTGTTCAAGGATAGCTGGTCATCCATTCTGTAACACAATGAACACCATCACCTACACCGACGACGAAGAAGCCCGGTTCGGCCTGATCTCTGGACCATTCTGGCAAGACTGCTGCCACCATGAACCGGGCTCATACGTGGCATCGTTCGAAATCTGCAAGCCCAGCCCGATGGTCAAAGGCGGGTACAAGCAGGAGTTTTACGATCTCTACGTGTTTGAGAACCGCGGGCAGGAAATCTGCATCCGGTACGGGGCGGAGTGCTCGGAGTATATCTCGCCCGGTCACCTGGGCCAGTTCCTCACCAGGTTCACGGTGCATGAGCCATATCAGACGGCAGCCAGCATCCTGCTGCACTTCGGCATGGTTGAGTGGCGCAAGAAGGCAGCCGAAATCCTGGGCGAATTGTTCCCGCCAGCCGTGCCCCTGAACCCGGCTGATTGTGCGACACAATCGGCCGGCATTTGATCCAGGACGAGCCAGACCACCATCTTACCCCGGCATGGGGTATCAAAGCCACGCTCAGCCAAACGTCGCGAGCTGAGCGGGGCTTAATGCGGAGCGACACCAAACAGTCCGACACCGAAAGACACCACAGTTATGAAGAACTCCACCTATCAAGATCGCGTTGACCGGATCATCGCGAAAGACCAGCTCACCGTCACGAACATGAAGGCGCTTTACGCCGTCACCGGGGAGCGTTACCGCAACGCCGAGACTCCGGCCGATGAAGAGCGGGCAACCATCATCGCCGACAACATCAACTCCTGGCTGATCAAGG